TCATTTTTCACTGTCAACCTCAATTAATTCATTTACTAATTCTCTAGCTTTATTAGCATGTTTGCCTTGTAATTTACAACTCCATTTAACTGATTTATCTTCATTAAATACGTAATTAGCATCAAGTTTTTCTTTTGTAGGTTTGGTTGAGAAACATAAAAAATCATCAAAATATTCTTCTATTGCTGCCCAATGGTAAGATTCATAATACATATTGTAATTCCTCTTTTTAATAAATTTTCACTAACGCCTGCTGTAGGACTCGAACCTACACACCGGTTCACACCGATTACTAGCTGTTTTCAAGACAGCGGCCTTACCAATTAGGCTTAAGCAGGCATAAAAAAATAAAAACTCTAATACAGACGGACCTATCTTTGAATTTGTTATCCCGTGATTAGAGTTTATTTGAGAGTTGTGAATCACGATTAGGTTTATACAGACGTGCCGTGTTAGATTTTTGCACCGTGATAAAACCTCTTGATTTTCACATAAATGCCCTCGAAAGCGAGCGAGAGCGAGCGTCTTTTTAAAAAAAATATTAGAGCATATAATTATAAAAAAAAGAATTAAAGCAATTATTATAATCACTTTAATCCTTTGTCCTCAGCGGTCTTTTTATCGTCTGCCGCCATTTTTTTTTCTGCACCCTCGTGCGACATGTCCTCGCCGGCTACCCGCCAGCTCTTATATATGCTCCTGTGTGTCCAGAGTCCACAAGATAAGACTCAGCTATGCTTTTCTTACGGTCCATAGCCTGACCTCAGTATACCACTCGAAACTTGCGAGAGCAAGTTTTTTTTGTTTTTAACTTTCATGAGATTTAAGCCAATCCTGTACAAACCATAACTGACCACAACCTCCACCAATAGTGTCTTGTCCATCAGGGTTAAACACTCTTGTGTTATAGCCGTCTGATAAAAAGTTATTGGCTATTTTATTAATCACTTGCATATTATCATATTTTGCTTTTTGTTTATTATTTTTATCAAGGCTGCATACGACACTAAATGTAAAATAAAAGTTTATATTATCAAATAAGTCTTTAAGATGATTTAGTTCGTCATCAGATGTATTATTATTTGTAATACAGTAATTAAGATATACCGGTCTGTTTGTTTTCTTAGACCATAATACACCGTAGTTTCTAATATCTCTTAAAGACATTTTATTTTTATACGGAATAAGTTTGTTGCGGTCTTCATCAAAACCTCTGTGTATAGAGAATTGCAAGCCTATATTCGGTATGGCTTGTGACAGTTCTATAAAATCATTATAGATTTCAGGCTTATCAAGAGGAGCAGTAGTGGATATAAGTAACTGAGCATTAGGGAAGATTGCAGGTAATAGCTCTAAAGTTTTCTTTAAATTTTCGTAATTGTGAAATGGTTCACCCATAGACATAAACATTATCTGAAATTTCTTTATATCATTTGTGTGCTTGATTTCTTTTAGAACTTTAGCTTCTATTACAGTGTATATTTGTTGTATTATTTCGTCAGATGTTAGATTTCTAACGAAATGTTTTCCTGTACCGCAAAAAGCACAACCCACTTTGCAGCCTGATTGCACAGAGCAACAAATTACTGTACGTTCTTGATATGAGTTGTATTTATATAATACAGCTTCTGCAATCATATTATCTGATTCAAATATAAATTTTGAAACATTATTATCTTCTAATATTTGGTATTGCATATTATATTTCTTTCGTATGAATTTCATAAATCATATTAGCACTCGATTTCACTTATGAGAATATTGTTTTATAAAAAAAATTCGGTGCAACCATGATGGTTGCACCTAGCTATATTATAGCAATGACAATCAGACCCGTATATCCAGAGCCTACGGGAAAACCCGGTTACGCTTTATATTGGCTTTATTGCTTGGTGTCAATATATAAGAACAATGTATATTGTCCAAGTGATATTTTTTGTAATCTTCATATATATTTGTATTACTCAGTCTAGTGTTTATATATTTCAGACTGTGATTATCGTGATAACCTACAAAAATGCTTATTTTTCTGAATTTATCAGGTTCTCCAAGTCTTATATTAAATTTGTTTGAAATAGTCTTACCTTTTTCATTTTTTACAGGTATAACATCTTGTTTGTTTACAGTGATTCTTGCATGACCATTGTTGTTTTTAAAACATGGTACATGAACTACGTAAAATTCTTCACCTGTTTTATGGTTAATTTTACGTCTTAAATCTTTTTTATTAATGTTTTTGAGTATGATATCCATTGTTTGTTTTTCTTCTTTCTTATTTTTGTGATGACACTCGAAAACAATAAACTTATCCTAAGATAAGTTTATTGTTAATTACATTATATATACACCTATCAACAGGCATATTTTTAGCAACAGCATATTTAACACACTCAGCTGTACCGCCGGGTGTCAATCTATTGTTTGCGTCTTCTTCATGTGAATACATAGCAAGTACTCTGCAAGATGAGTCTACCATTTGTTCGTTGCGGCCCATTAAAGCGTCTCTGATTACACTAAAATTATTAGTTGGCTTTACATCCGGATAACAAACATGAATCTTATCAGCTAACTTAAGCATCTGTTGATATTCGGTTTGAGAAAACAATCCAAACTTTGACCATCTGGACTCTTGACCCATAAATGGTACGTAAACAATATTTTTTATAGCCCATTCCGGATGGTTCTGTTTTAACTTATTTACAGCCCAGAACGCTAATTGGTCAAACCCCTGAGCACCGCCTGAGATAAAAGTATTAATGCCTTTATAAACCACATAAGCTTCTAAGCTAATCGCTAAGTCGTTCACAAAATTAGTATAAGCATTTTTGTCATACCCTGCTAATTTATTAGGACGATGACCAGTAAAACATAAAGTATTATTCATAATAAAAAACCTCCAAAAACTTAATAATCAAATTATCACTCGACATGCTGCGAAGCAGCCTTTTACGCCGTAGGCGTAGTTGATGCATTATAATAATGCATCATGATTTTTAACAAAAAAAAAGGGCTACTAAGATGTAGCCCTTTTTTTTTGTTTTATTCTTTTGTTACAACCACGGCATCTATAAGTTCTTGTGCAATTTCATCCGCCTTTTCTTCGGTCTCATAAGAGCCCCAGTACCAGAGCTTATTATCATCAAGTCGTGCTACTATGAAATTATAATTAATATTTTCGGGTGTATTGTATAAGTTTACAAACATTTTCATTCTCCATTTTTATTTTTAGGTACACCCGATAAATAAAAATACAGGTCTATCTGTTTAGAAAATAACTAAACAGATAGACCTGTATTTTTTTATTACTTAAGAGGTTTCCTTATGACATGTTGTCACTCGAAAGGTTGTGAGAACAACCTTTTTTAGTGATAAACATTAGTTGCTTTTCACAAGCAACCATCCAATCAGGCAAGATTTATCTTGCCGTTAATAACAAAAAAAAAACAGAACCACCTATTACTAGGTGGTTCTTTGTATTACGTCTGAATTACGCCTGAGCAGGTACTGTCGCCTGAGCCTTGTAAGCCTCTCTTTCAGCATCAAATGCCTGTAAGATTTCAGCGTTAGTCATCTCGACATTGCCGTAGGAACCGTCTGCGTTCAAAATGCTGACTTTTCTGGTCTTTTCAGGTCTGCCGAGTAATACGTTCTTGAAACCGTCTACGACCTGAGTACCCTTAGTCTTTGTAGCGTTAAACACCTGCTTTTCAGTTACAGCAATAGTGCCGAACTTATTTGCACTTGCAGGGCACGCAATGCTCACTGAATAGAACTGTCTGCCGTCTGCCTTGTTGGTCTGAAGATGCAACATTTTCTCAGAAATGAAGTTAATAAATACATTCTTGTTTGCTGTGTTTGTGTTTGCCATAATTTTTCTCCTTTTTGATTAACAATAATTTTTAATTTTACTATAACTTCTCTCGAAACGAACGAGAGTGAGTTTTTTTTTTTGCTGTTTTCTTAACAGCCGACTGTCTTTTTATTTTCTGACAATCTATATTAACTCTCGAAGTGAGTGAGAACGAACGCTTTTTTTTATTTTACTTATTTATTTATTATCACTATCGTTGTCTCTACTTTTTTCTTGAGTATCTAAATTTTAACTCGAAGGCGAGCGAGAGCGAAGCCTTTTTTTTAAGCGAACGAAGTGAGCGACTTTTTTTTTATAAAATATAGACTAACATGACTTATAGTCATATTAGTCTATATTGTTGTTTTGTATTCAAATTATCTTGTTCACATAAGCTTTTTAATAAGCCTGATTACATCATCAATACCTATTAGATTTGGTTGTGCGTCATTTAATATTTTTGCATAAGTCTCATCAAGTTTTAATATTCTTTTGTTAAATATATAGTTTTCAGGTGATGTTTTAGAATCTGTGATTATCACATTTGGTTCTGAAAGTTCTTTGATTTGTTCGGGTGTTAATGGATTCACACCTGTATATATGATTTCAGTTTCGGCCTTTTTTCTTAAATTATTCAAGTAATAAAGTCGAGATATAGATTGTTTATGCTGATAACTATTAATAGTATTTATTTTAAGGTCTTTTAACAAATTATATTTAAGATTACTTGTATAAATATCTTCAGGGAAATCATCAAAGTTATCTATTAGTTCAGATAGGTGAACAGCATTTATTTTAAATGGCTCATATCCGAATATGTTATCAATAGTTTTACTGATATCAAAATAAAATGCATCATCACAACGATGTAATTTAAATTCGATATTGTGTTTTCCTATACTGTTTGTGCCTATAATATTAGTATTAAAAGTTATGTTATCAACAAACTTCTTATGATTTTTTATAAAATCAAGCACAAATAACATATTCTTTTTTTCATAAGTATCGACATATATAGGTTTGTATATATCCTGTATGACCGGTGGTAAACAAACATATTCATCATTATTTATAATGTCTTTATCAGGATTGATTAAAATAAATTTCTCAGCCGGTGTGAGAGTTATTTTTCTCTGGTTATATAATATGGTCTCAAGCTTGTCTTTTGCAATATCAACTATTGATTCATTCATTTTGAATTGCAAAATTGATTCATCAAAGACTTGATTTTTAATATATAAGAAAAAAGCTTCTTTTTCTGTATCTGTACATTCAAGATTATCTAATATATCATTTATTTCATTTTGATTATATGTTTCAAGACATCCCCACATATAATCCATATCATCTAAGAGTTTTATCATAATCTTTGAATTCTCGTCTTTTTCAAATTTTAAAGATGTTCCATTGTTGCTTAGATTTGCAGTAAATATCATATTATTTATTACCCTCCATGGTTTTAAAAATACACTCGGGATTAATATGGCGTTATATTGTAATTGATATATAATAAAACTATAAAAGATTGTTATACTAAAGCATTTAAATAGAAAGGAATTAAATTAATATGTCAAACGAGATAGATAATATTAAGCAGGCTAATATCCCAATACAGGAGTTTTATGATATTGGTGATAAAATTAATTTAAAGTTATCAGGAGCTGAAATAGCTGCTGTGTTAGCAACAAAAAAATATTATCATGAAACTTATAATAAAGATTTTCCTGATTCAGAAATGATACATTCAAGTTTTGTGAGTATAGACCACACTGTATTACATGAACCGTTACAGGATTTTATTTTAAAAAACTCTGATAATAAGCATGTATCAAATCCTTGGAATAACGATTTTTATGAAACAGAGCAAATACATGAAGCATATGATAGAAATCATGCGTTATCGAATTGGAATCATATTAAGGCGGATTATGCTGATAATATGACCAATGCTATCAAAGATATTCAAGCTAAATCTCAGGAGCCATTATCTGTATCGGATAAAGAGAATTTGTATTTAACGCTGGGAACATATATACAAAAAGCCGAGAATAAATTGCTTAATAAATCCGATATAGATTATATGTTAACCAAAACAACAAGTGAAAATCATATTGGCATAGATGTAAGTCAAATGGATAATGTTTTAAGCATGCTTGAAAGAACAACGCCTGATAAGATTGATAAAATTCTTGAATATCCAAGGTGTACGCAAGATGCTATAAGATTTTATATAGATAGTGATAATTATAATCCTGATGCCATTGATGTTATAGGTTCTTGTAAAAGTACTAATATGGCATATAACATTATGTTAGCCTTAAATCAAAAAGATTTGACTCTGAAAGAGAGTAGAGACTTAGTTAACGCTGCGAATCGTGTTGAGGATTATTATAAAAATCCTGATAAAACTGATGATTTTTTTTATGATATTATGAATAAAAAATTTGAGAATCCTAAATCATTTACAAGCGATAAATTCATGAATTATGCCGAGATTCAAGTGGCTGGAGCAACACATACTGATATAGTCATACCAAAAGGTCTTGTGAGTGACAAAAAAACAGGAGAGTTTGGTGATTTCTATATTGTTAAAGTTCCGGTTGATAATAAAATGGGTACAATGACTGTTGCAGAGTCTTGTGTAGATATTAAAGATAAAACAGCTGTTTTAAATTTGCCTAATAGAGATAGAGAAGTAAAATTCTATGATAAGGCAAGTAAAACTTATAACTCTCAAAAGTTTAGTGTATCTGATTTATCTGATATTTACACAGATAACTGGGCAAAACTTGCTAATAGAAATAAAGTTATTGATAACAAATTATCAGTAGATAAAACAATAGAATCAAATAAAGACTTAGATTTTAATTAAAAAAATATAACCCTATGTTCTTACGCATAGGGTTTTAAAGATTGGAGAATCATGACTTACATAAAGTAACCCGAACGTAAGTTCAGGTTTATCTTTTTAATTTAGAATAAAGTTACCGTCTGTTTTAACACAGACGGTATGAGAGGTATAAAAATGAATTACAAAACACTTATATAGCATTTTGTTAGCGTCCTTGATAGGATTTGAACCTATGACACTTCGGTTAACAGCCGAATGCTCTAACCTGCTGAGCTACAAAGACATAAACAGCGATATTGAGGTTCGAACTCAAAACGCAAGAGTCAAAGTCTTGTGTATTTCCTATTATACTATATCGCTATAACAACTCGAATAGGATTTTAACCTATGGCATCTTTGACCAACTGAGCTACAAATACATAAAGCTTTGAAACGGAATTGAACCGATAACCTGCTGATTACAAATCAGCTGCTCTGCCGATTGAGCTATCAAAGCATAAATACCGGAAATGGGACTTGAACCCACACAGCTATTAAAGCCCACGGATTTTAAGTCCGTTTCGTCTGCCTATTCCGACATTCCGGTATAAGTCGGAATAACAGGATTTGAACCTGCAACCTCTTGCTCCCAAAGCAAGCGTGCTACCAAGTTGCACCATATTCCGGTTTTAATTGATTGGCAGAGAGGGACTTGAACCCCCAGAGCTACTAAGCAACAGATTTACAGTCTGCCCCGCTACCAATTACGGTATACCTGCCAATAGTGATTTGTATAAATGTGTTATGTTTACAGGTGTAGGGCGGGAATTGAACCCGTATCTTCAGATTCACAATCTGATAGACTAACCATTGTCTTACCTACACAGTACTGAGGGTGGGATTCGAACCCACATCCCCCGGCATATAAGACCTGTGCTCAACCGTTGAGCTACCTCAGCAATTTGGTCTTAGAGCGTTTCTCTAAGACCTGTTTTTTGATTAGTATTACATAAGTACCCTCGAAAGCGAGCGAGAGAGAGCGATTTTGCTTTTAAGAGTTTTACATATGTTTATGCAATTATCATACTCATAAAATCTAACATTTCATTTATATTTATAAGCTTGCTGTGACAATTATTTAATTCATTCTTATACTTTTCGCTTATTTCGTGTAATGTATCCATTAACGTATAGTTTATTGGAGATATAGCTGTGTCTGTTATGATAATATTTGGTTGATTTATATCTTCAATTTGGTCTTTAGTTAATGGGTTAATACCTGTTTCTATTATTTCTTTTCTGGCTGTTTTAAGTAATTTATTAATGTAATATTCGTGATTTGACGAAAACTTATGTTTATATTTGATAATTGTATGGTTTTCAAGATTATCAAGCAATAAAGGCTTTAAACCATTGGTATATATGTCTTCATCTAAGCCATCAAGTTTAGGTATTAATTCTTTTAAGTATACAGCATTGATTTGCAATTTGCCATAATCTTTTGTATTGCATTCTTTGTCTATATCTATTAAAAAACCATCCATATGTTTGTTGATACTTATATGTATTCTATATGTTGCCTTAGTTTTATATAAACCTGCTAAATATATGTTAGCTGTTACATAAAATGTATCATCTTTATAGTTTCTCATAAAATCAAATATGAAATTCCAATCAGCTTTTGAATTTTTGTTTACAGTAATTGGTTCAAATACTTTTTTGATATCTGAATCTAATGCATCATATGTTTCTTTTTTGATTATTGTAGGTGGGTGGGGTTGATTTAAATCACACGTGTTTAAAATAAAAGAATCAGCCTTATTGATTTTAGATGTTTTGTAATTATTTTTCTGATAAAGTAGTATATCTAATTTATTTTGTGCTGTATGCAAACAAGATTCTTTTATCTTAAAGTTTGCATTAGCTATATCAAACGTATTATGAGTACTAAACAATAAAAATGATTCTATTTCGTTTTCAGTACATCCGAATTTAGTTAGAGATTTTTTTATCTCTTCTGAATTTATAAGATTGATTTCAGTTATGTGATTTACTTTTAAATCAGTTATTTTTATTACAATAGGTTTTTCAACATTGTTTGTGAATAAGATAGATATATCATTTTTGCGGAATGAAAAGAATATATCAAGTGGTTGCATATATGTCTCCTTTTATTTTTATAATTTTTCTATATCTTTTATAAACTGTTGTTTTTGCGTATCAGACATTGATTTTAGTTTATTGGCAAGTTTTACAATTAACTTCATATCTGATTTTGATTTTGCAGAAACAGGTTGTATAATGCTTTTATTATCTATATCTATAGCATTTATCAAATCATTATAAGCTTTATCATCAAGCTTATATATATCTTTAATTTTATCAGCTAATTTTAGATTTGGCTTAGATTTGCCGGTTTCTAATTTAGATAAAAATGCAGCAGATATGTTTAATTCACCTGCCATATCTTTTAATAATACATCATTATCTATTCTTAGTTTTCTTGTGATTTTTCCAAATTCAGTGAGCATAATTATCTATTCTTTCTTGCGTATGATTTTGCATCATGAATTATATTTATAGCTTTATTTAATTTATATCCGCATAGATATTCGTATGCATCCGGCTTATTATCAAATGCTTTGAATTCAGCATTTTTAAAATTCTTAGTGTATTTCATGCATAAATCATGGCTGGTAAATATGCCCTTTTGTCTGCCATTTCTAATAGCATAATATTTTGTATTTTTCATATAAATTACTCCATTTTACAAATAGGCTAAGCTTTTTAATAGCTTAGCCTATATAATGATTTATTTTAAGCTTGACAGAAATTCTGCACCGTAATCATGATTTAATTTTTCAGTGCTAATTATAGCATGATTTTTAATTAAATCATTTACTTCGGCATTATCAAGCCAAGTATAAGATACATACACATTATCTTTTGTCTGTGACTTAATCTTATATAAGCCCTTAACATTCGTCTTAATATAGCTTAGTTTAATATTATAATCAATACCGTTATCCTCAGTATCATACGTCAAGACTTCTAAGCTTTCACCTGTATATAAGTCACTAGGCTTATTAAGTAAACTGTCTATGCTGCGTGTAACGGCATACCAGTCTTCAAGCATGAGTTTTGATGACGCATCTTTATAAGAAAGATTAATCTCTGTTTTATTCTTATCAACGCTGTATAGCTTAATTTTATCGCCGTTGATTTTCACTAATACTTTATCGTATTTCGGTGATAAATTAAATAACTCTGATGCGACTTCGGAATCTATAACTAAGTCGCCTTTTTGATATTCAACGCCATTATCTATTATTTTATTAGTATAAATTCTGGTAACGTCATTTGCTAATGCATTTATCATATAAAAACCTCCAAAAAAATTATTTATTTATGCACCCGAAAAGAAAGAGCAATGCCCTTTTAATATTCAAAAGGGGCATCGCTCTTTGCTTTAAACTTTTATTTTATCTAAGACTTCACCGACAGGCTTATCTATATATAGCTTAACGTGTAAGTCTTTCTTCGGCATATCTTTATTTATTACAACAAGATATTTGCCAAAAAACGCATCAAGTAAACCTGCTGCCGGATAAACTGAAAGGCTTGTACCTGCAACTATAAGCATATCGGCTTTTGCTATTTCACGTCTTGCATTTGCCAGAACTTCGAAGTCTAGGTTTTCTTGATACAAGACTATATCGGGTTTAACTAAGCCGTGACATTCATCACAATATGGCATTTTGTTAGAATTTAATATATAATCCATATCAAATTCTTTGCCACACTTAGTACAATGATAGCTGTGCATAGAGCCGTGTAGCTCATATACGTTTTTAGAGCCAGCTGCCTGATGTAAGCCGTCTATATTTTGTGTTATTACGGCTTTAAGTTTGCCTGCTTTTTCAAGCTCTGCAAGTTTAAAATGTGCAGCATTAGGCTTTGCGTTTAAACTCAAAAGCTTATTTTTATAAAACTCATAAAATACATCAGGATGAGCTATAAAAAAGCTTAAGCTAAGCATTTCTTCAGGATTATATTTACACTCTTGATTGTATAATCCGTTTGTGCCCCTGAAATCCGGTATGCCACTCTCTGTTGAAACGCCGGCACCACCGAAGAAGACTATATTGTTGCTGTTATCTATCATATTTTGTAGTATGCTTATATTATTTGACATAATGTTACCATCCTGTTATTTTAAAAAGCACTCGATTAAATTACAAAACAGGCTCTTTATATTAAAGAGCCTGTTTGGATTTAATTATTATTCACATAGTTAAGAACTTCTTGTAAATCTCTGTACATTTCTTCCCATTCTGCTGTAGTCATGATGGCTCCATGGAATACATCCCACTTTTTATAAAACGCATAAGCCGGGTGATTATGGTCCATAGCTTCCTGAGCCTGACCACATCTATTTTTACAGGAATAAGATGTTGAAAAGTGTGGACTTGAATTATTACCAAGACGATAGTATTCTACGCTAAATTCGCCTTTTGTGCCTGTTTTGGTTGTTACAGGAATAGTTTTTGATACTTTCCTTGAGCGATGGCTTGCAAAACCCTGTTTTTCTAAGATTTCGTCTTTTTCTGTATTGCTTAGTTCAGGTTCTTCAGGCTTTTTATTTAAAAATTCAGGCAATCTTGGTTTATTTTCTAATAATTCCTTTTGGCAGGCAAGTCTTAATCTAATTAACTTACCTAAATCAGCATCTTCAAGAGTATCAAGTAAAATCTTATCTTCAGTTGGATTCTTTGTGCTGAGCAAAGCTATGTCATTGCCTGATAATAGAATCATAGATTCGTTTGGATTATTGCTCTGGTATTTTGGCAGTTCCAATATGCGTTCCGGCTTGTTCACTTTTGCAAGATATAAAATATTTGAGAAATATAAATTACTAATAGTAGTTGTTTCCGGATTGATTTGACCGAAGCTGTTGTCAGGGTCTTTCGAGTTTACATGATATTTTTCATCAAGAAACTTTATGAAATTATATAATTCCATTGTGACAGGTAATTCGTGCAAATATTTAAACCTCTCGTTATTTCTTATTTTTGTATCCATATTATTTTTAGTTCCTTTCTGGATGTGCACAATATTTATTTTATTGTTGTCATATACTTTAATTTTTTTCATATGCAATTAATAATGCGGCCATTACTTTTTCTGTGTCTATGTTTTCAGGATTTAGAATAGCATTATATAGATTAATTATCGCATCTGTAGGCGAGTTTATCTTTAATGCATATTCTATTATCTTTTCTTGATTATATGCGTGATTAGCACATTCAAGAAAACTATCATACAGTTCATGTTCGTCTATATTGGCTAATTGATTAGTGAGTTTGTCTTGTAGTATGGCTCTGTTATTTATAATATAAATAAGTTCACCATACGAGATTAATCCAGTATTTGATTTATAAAACTTTATCATGTAATCAGTTCACCGTATATATGGTTAAAACAATCTTGTTTGCGTTATTATCACCGCCAAATATATCAGCTGCCGTATCACATATACTTGTAAATATATTTTCAGAATCTTTAAAATCGTAATACAAATCAATAGATTTAATATGATTATCAAGACAATACTTTTTAGCTTTAACTAAGGCTTTATACAAGGCATCTGTGTCTAATATAAAGCTTGTTTTATTGTTTGCGGCACAAGCATTTATTATATTATCAGTTATAATTATTTTTCCGAGCATTTTGTCAAACTCACGCATATTTGCAAAGGCTTCTTTAAACTGAGATTTTACTAAAGGCATAGCTTTAAATAGTTTTCTTGTTTCTGATAACTGATTTGCATCAGCAAGCGTCTTGTGATAGACATTAACTAGATTTAAAATCATATTATTTTTATAATCTATTTTTTTATTTAATTCTAAATATTCTATCATATAATATTCCTTTCTAATATCTATTTATAATGCTAACACCAAGCATATATTGAATACAATTTTATCTTTGTATTTGTCATCATTAAAGATTTTATCAGCAATATGATAAATACTTGAAAACAATTTATTGTTATCTCTTAGGTCGTATCCCATATTGATTTGTTTAATATTATTTGCCAAGCAATAATCTCTTAATTTATAAAACATAGATGATAAAACAAACTCATTGGTAACAAATTTAAATGCATTATATGCTACAAAAGCATTTATAACATTATTTGTTTGTTTTATATCACAAAATAAATTATGTATATCAGATTCGTGTTTAATTAAATTAATATATTGCTTTTTTATTTTAGGCATAGCCTTGAATAGCTTTTTTGTTTCTCTTAATTGATTAAAATTAAACAAATTATAATTGATATTTACTAGATTTAATATTGTATCGTTTTTATAAAACTTAATTAAATCTAGTTGTGTCATTTTCAGCATAAATAGTTCTCCAAATGTTATATATCTCACTATTTAAATAGTGAGATATATTTGTTTTTTTACTTAGGTACACCCGCAAAGAAAATTGCGTTTTTATATATGTCAAAATTTTTAAATCTTTGCTTTAATTCTGCTTCAAGTTTTTCTAAGCTGTTTTCAATATTATAGTTAGTATCAGCAAAGATAAATTGTTTAACATATATTTTTTTATATTCGATGCCTGAATGATGATAACTTTCAAAGTCTTTAACATACTTAATGTTTTTTAATTCATTTTTTGGTAGTTTATCTATCATTTCATCAGTTATATTTATTGCATAGCCTTTAATTAATTGTTTAGTCATCATTGAATCCATCTCCATTATAATAGTCATGTCCTATAAAGTAGCAAATTCTGTTATCATAGTCAAAGTTTTGAGGTAATACTTTGCCCCATTTAATTTTGATATAAGCTATAGCTTCATCCAGATTATCTAAATCACATGAAAGTAAAGCGTATTTGTGCTTGTATGCCTTTTCATTAAATTCTTTTGATAATTTGATTATGCCACAGTTGTCAAAACATTGAATTTCATATAAATTATCCCATATATTTGGTATAAAATCAGCTGCATCTTGTATATTCTCATACATTAATGCGTATTCACTGAATGAAATCAATATTGCGTATCCTTTATATATAGGATTATATATTGCATTTTCAAACATAATTAAAACCTCCAAAATTATTTTATAACATCTCTCGAAAATAAGCATTTATGCTTATTTTTTTAATTAAAAAAAATATATAGCATTATAAGTATTTATAATGCTATATATAATATTATTTGTTAAGATGAGAATTAAATCTATATATTTTTCTTATATATTCAGGTTTAAGTTCCCAAAAGCAAGCCTGAACATATTTAGATTTAGATATATCAAATATCCTGTGCCAAGATTTTTCTAAAAAGTCAAGCTGTTTATTTTTATCGGTTTCAGCCTGATATTTGTCATATTCATCATCAGACTCAAAATACGGAAAATTGTTAAGACAAGAGATTGTCCACATCGGCTCATCTGATAATACTACATCTACGTCATTGATTTCTATTTCAAGTATTACCATTGGCTCTGTAAAATAATTTTTAGCAATATGGTTTAAATTAGGTTTTTTATTTTTCTTACCATATGTGTGCCAAGCCCATACAGGATATGCAATATTATTTGGATTTGCAATTTTTTTATTTAGTTGAGCGACAAGCCAATCATATGCATTTTTAAAATTACTTGTATCACATGTTTTGTCATTCAACAAATCTGATTTGCTAATATCACATACGTATGGCTTGTTTAACTTTATAGTTTTATTAAAGACTTCTATTGGCATCATGTGCCATAAACGCATAAAATTTATCCTTTCTTATATTATAATATTTTTATATTGCATCAACATCTAAAGGCTTAGTTTCTTTTATGTTGCTGTCTTTGTTAACTTCATTTACGAACCTGATATATTACTGAAAAAGCTGTCATTATGAATTTTATTCAGCCAGTTTTTGATTTCATCGTCAATTCCATAATTAGGATTATTGGCTCTTTCATCTTCGAAGTAAATATCTAATGCTTCTCCATAATTCTCCCAATTATCTACACCGGCAGTTTCTAAGGCATTCAAATTAATATATGCTTCCATAAGTATTGTCAATTCTTGTTTGTTTATTACATATAAATCTTTTTCGTATCTTTTAATCATTTTTTATTCTCCTTTATATTATAAATTATGAATTACATCGTTAAGTTTTTCTACTACATATTTATATCCATTAGTTGTTATCTTATAATTTATTGCAATATTAAATTCTATATTTTTGTTAAATGATTTAAAGTCATCTATATCTGCATATTTATCATTAATTATCAGCTGATTTATATATTTTTCATTTGTGTCTTCATCTGTTTGAACATCAATAAATACATCTACAGGCATAAAATCAATATGTTTTATTTTAAAATCCTTTAGTTTTAAACCTAATATTTGTCGCTTTTTGTAATCAATTTTTATAGATTTTACTTCAGCAATTATCATATCAGCCATTGTCTTATATGATATATAATGTAATGGGTCCTTATCATTTTCTTTATATAGTTTTATCATTTTCTTAGATAAGGCATTTATAAAATTTGCAAATGATATATTTATTTTTTGTTCTTTCATAACAGCAATTATTTGAGATATAGCTTTAAATAACTCATAATTATTTATCTCAGTGTAATAAATTTCACCTAAGAAATGCTGTATTATTACACAATGTTCATCTGTCATATTATACTCCTTTATATTATGATATTGTCTTTTAAATAAGCATTTGTAATCTTATACAATTCATATAGTTCTTTTATAGATGAGATAGCATTAAAGGCATATATATCAATATCTTTATTTTCTTTATCATTTGCTATTACATCTAAATCAAGTATATTATATACAGCGTCATAACATCTTGATTTAGCATAGTATAAAAGAGCATCAGCGTCTTTTGATATGTCTTGTATTGTATATTCATCTATATCGTCATTTAATGCTATTAAATCATTTATTGATTTTACAGACTTAAATTTATTTATCAGCTCATCTATTTCAGGTGATAAATTCTGATATGTTTCATATTCATAGTCTGTATCACTTGAATTTTGAAAATATATTTCTGATTTAAAGTTTTTATCAAAACCTGTTGATAAATTATCAGATAACAGTGCCATTAAATTAAGCTTTTTCCAATTATAAATCCTAAATATAAATATTGATTTTAAGAACGTAGTATAATATCCTTTGTTTTCAGGAATACCATATAAAAACAGTTCCGGATTTTCTTTGAATTTTTTAAATAATTCGTTTTTTATTGATTTGTATGCTGATAGTATATCACTGTCTGATTTGCATTTTGCAAATATTAAGTTAAATCTGTAACTCATAAAATTTTCTCCATTGTTTTTATATATATTTATACACAGACTTGAATAAAATCAAGCCTGTGTATTTTTGTTTAGTGAGCCTTAAAGTTATAAATAGGCTTAATAACCTCAAGTATCTCTACTGTATCCTTTATGTTTTCGAGTATAGACTCAGCAGGCTTGTAAGCGTCCGGAGCTTCATCAAGAGTTGCTTCTCCTACACAAGTAGTGTAAATACCTGTCATTTGAGCTGCAAACTCATTCACATCTAATAGCTCTTTTGCTTTAGAGCGAGATAAGCTTCTACCTGCACCGTGAGGAGCTGAAGAGTTCCATTCAGGATTACCAAGACCTTTTGCGATAATCGCACCGTCACGCATAGACAACGGGATTAATACGATTTCGTCTTTTTTAGCCGAGATAGAACCCTTTCGAAGTATCATATCATCTGTGTCTATATAGTTATGAATAGTTGTAAAGCTTGACTTTACTTTCCAATTCATAGTTTTGATGATTTCTTCGGCAATAGTCTTTCTATTCCATACAGCATATTCTTGAGTTATTTTCATATCGTGAAGATATGCTGTTAAGTCATCACCTGACAAATAAGCAAGGTCATCAGGAACTTTCTGGCCTGTTAGTTTATTAAGCTCAGTCTGAATTTCTTTGGTTTTTCCTTCAGACTTAAGTCTTGCTATTAATTCTTTCACATCCTGAGACTTACAAGCCTTGATAGCCTGCTTCTGATGATAAGTACATACATCTATGCCAAGATGCCTGCTACCTGTATGGATTACAAGATAAAATGTTCCATTTTCAGACTTATCAATTTCTACAAAATGGTTTCCACCGCCGAGAGAACCGAGTGATTTCTCAGCTGTGTCCAAATCTATAAAATCTATACAAGTGAGCTCATTAAGTCTTGTATTGGCTAAGTTCTTGTGAGCTTCTTCACGCTTATTAAAACCTGACGGCATTGTTTTGCCGTTATTTAAGACGCTATCAAGCTTTGCGAAGTCTATATCAGTTTCGTCAAGCTCGATAGTAAGCATACCGCAGCCTATATCTACGCCTACCAAGTTAGGGCAGACTTTATCTGTAATATGCATAGTAGTACCGACTGTGCAACCTTTTCCGGCGTGTACATCAGGCATAAACCTTGGATGAGCATCAGCCATGAAAGGCTGGTTTAATAGATTTATTATCTGAGAAACTGCTTCTTGTTCACATAAATCTGTGAAAACTTTTGCTGTTTCATATTTTCCATGTAAGTCAAACATTATTTTAATCTCCTTTATTTATAAACATTATTATATATTAAGTGTTATGGTTTATAATTAACACATGCGGATATGCTTGCTTAATCATAAAAACTATGTTGCGAATGTGCTACATAGACATAATTATGTTTTCTCCATAACACCTAATACAAAAAGACACCCGATTATTTTAAAAATATTGATTTATGAAGATAAATTAGTTATAATATACTTAGATTAAGAAAGGACTTTTAAATACATATGACTGAAAAAGAGAGAGAAGAGTTTAAGAGAAAAAGAGAAGAAAAAAAAGCTCAGGCTAATAATAAAGAGCAAACTTTAGATATTACAAAAAAACAAGGCTTTAATCTAATAGAATTATTTAAAAAAGCCGAAGCTGTTCATCCGGTAAATACTGATGCTTTAACACCATACGAAAGAGAAGAGTTAAAAAATTCATATAAGATGTTGACTCTTATATTAACAGGTATCAGTTTTGTTTTAATTTTGTGGATTATATCTTGGGTGATATAAAATAAGACAGTGATATATATCACTGTCTTATTTTATATTGGTGTCTTCTTTTTGTTTGGTCTTTCCAGCAAGGATTTAATCGTCTTGTTGGCCATAGGTCAAAAGCATTTGGTGTATGATAAATTTTGATGTTATAGCCATCATTTTCAAATCTTTCAAAGTATTTATCTTTTAGATTTTTCTTATAATGCTTTAATCGTCTATCATATACTTTGGTTCTATGCTTGGTAAAATACCTGCGTTTTCTGTTAAAGTAAAACTCATAAGGATATGGTATGTATTTACGAACTAAATTAAAATTTCTTACATCTATAATTTTATTGTCCTGACTCATAAACAATAAGGTTCTATGAGTTTTGATATATCTATTTAATTCATCAGACCATGTGCTTTTTAAATCATTTGTATTTAGTGCTATGTCTTGATAAACATATGTATAATGATAATTGCACCAATGGATGAGCTTGTTAATATCATTAAATGTTTTATATAATTGCCATTGTTCATCAAGTACAAATAAATAATACTTCATAAGATTTCATCCTTTCAGTGCATATTATCAAGCATTGTGGTTTATATTTTTTAACAATTACATGTTTTTATTTATCTGGCTTATTAAATTTCGTTCTTCATCGACCATTTCTTTAAAGCTGTTGTTATATCTTGATTCTAAAACATTTTCTAAATCAAGATTGCTTGCAATTTTCCCAAGGCATTCAGCGAGTATTACAAAATAATTGTCAAGATGTGGTGCAGTCCAATTATCGGACCTGCATAAAAATATCATATCAAAATCAATATTCTTAAGACCTGTTAAATCATCTATAATAGTATTTATATCAGGTTTATTCATAGTTTCGAGAGATACAGGATTACAAATCCATGTGGTATTAACGGTCTTATATTCTGATTTAATCACTTTTAGCCAGTTGCCGCAATGGATTTTATTAGGTACTGCATCAAACATATCGTGATGCATATCTATATTAATAATATTAAGATTATCATTCATATTACAATGTTTATGTATAAAATTATAAATTTTGACATGAGATGATGCAATCATAACAGGAATCTTGTTATTAATTGTCTTTATATAAGATATTAACTCATCAAGTTTATCCTGTTTGATTTTTACGTTTAATAACTCTTTTTCAGAATATGGGTTTGCATAATGGTTCGCCCAAATAAAGCTTGATAATTCTTCAGGTAAGTCAATGCCATCCGGATAATGCATCATTAGTGTTTTAGAATCTACATCCTGAAAATAATCAAAGTCAATGCTTAGTATATTAATATTCTTCATGTATTCGATAATCCTTATCTTTTTCTAAAAATAACGGCATATCATAGCGTGGGTCATCTGTCACAAACCAACGGTTATAATATCCGTCTTTATCACCAAATGTGATAATATCACACTCTATATCTTCTTGTGTGATATCAATAGGCTCTGTAAGCGTATCAACACCTGATTTAAGTATTTTCTCTTGTCTTTCTTGTCGTCTTTTTAAGAAATCATTAAAGACTTTTATGCCGTTTTCTGTAAGTTTAGCTTTCATGTGTTTTCCCTTTTCTTTTTTATAATTCATTAAAATTACACCCGGAGAGTTTATAATAACATAAATATTTTTATAGAGTCAACTATTTTTATGTTGATTTATATGGAAGAATGTAGTATAATACAAGTAACATAAGAAAGGATTGCTATTATATGATATTACATGATATATTAAAGAATGTTGAGAGAGAATATTTACCACATACTTTTTATTCAAATTCAGGATTATTTAAAGCCGGATTTCATTTTCCTAATATTATTTATGGTTTTGTAAAGAAGCAGTATGAGCCATACGGAGAATTGCCGTATGAACCGTCTGATTTTGATATACATCATTTTGAAGTAACAAGTAATGATGAAGATGTTAACGAGATTTTGATTCATCAGATTATATATCCTAAGCCTGAAATACCGGCTTTAAATCATTATCAGTTATTGGTTGAAAATAAGCGTAATGATTTTAAAGCTGTATATGGCATAGAAGCAGGTGCATCTCTCAATCAGGCTAAAGCTTTTGTTAAAGCAATGGGTGTTACAAATAAGTCATCTTATAACCCATATACAGATGAAGCTTTAAAGACTACAATACATTCGTCTATTATTAAATATTATTCGGATGCCACTTGGTCAACATGTGATACAATAGAAGATGATAATGTTGATGTAGATAATATACTTCCTATAGTCTTAGGAGACTATATGGAGTCTGTTTTAAAACATTATAGAATACATTAAAATACTTTTATAATAAAAATGGTCATAAATCAATATTTTTTATCATAAACATATTGACATACGCAAAAATCCGTGATATAATACACACATAGTTAATGAAATTACTTTTTGAGAAAGGGGAAACCAAGATGTTAAGAATGTCAAACGCCACATTATTAAATACAACAATGGAAGCATATTGTGATAATATGTTTAATTTGGCGAGCCTTGAACCTACAGGGTATTTTTATCATACTTGGAAATCTTCTGACAAAACAGGGGTTTATAACTGTATCAATATTTTTGATATTTGATATGTTTAAACATTTTTTCTAATCCTTGTCGTCTGAAGATTATGGTAACATAAAATTCAGGCGACTTTTTTAATTTGGGTATGTAGCTCAGATGGTCAGAGCATTCGGCTGTTAACCGAAGTGTCGTAGGTTCAAGTCCTACCTTACCCGTTTGGTGTATTTAGCATCAATATATTAATAGGAGAATAATTCATGCAAGTACGATTTAGTACCGTCTAAGGACGGTAAGCTAACTAGGTAGAAGCGGTAGCTTGAAACGCTACAGGAGTCGGTTCGATACCGACACCGTCCACTTCAAAGGGGCTGTAACTCAATGGGAGAGTGTTTGCTTTGCAAGCAAAAGGTTGTGGGTTCAAATCCCATCAGCTCCACTGTGTAGGTAGGACAATGGTTAGTCCGTCAGATTGTGAATCTGAAGATGCGGATTCGATTTCCGTCCTACACCTTAATGGCCGATTCGACTAAACAGGTAAGGTCACAGCCCTTTCAAGGCTGTAATACGGGTTCGAGCCCCGTATCGGTCATATGTGTGTATAGTGTTAACGGTCAGCATACCTGTCTTCCAAACAGGTGGTGTGGGTTCAAGTCCCATTACGCACTCTTGGTGTTATATATTTTATCGAGTATATGGCATTAAAATATGCACTGGTAGATATCCATCTTCATATCAGTGCATGAACAAGCCTCAATAGCTCAACTGGTAGAGCAAATGCCTTGTAAGCATTAGGTTGTCGGTTCAATTCCGGCTTGAGGCTCTTAATCGGTGGGTATACCGTAATTGGTAGCGGGGCAGACTGTAAATCTGTTGCTTAGTAGCTCTGGGGGTTCAAGTCCCTCTCCACCGACTTATATGGGGATATTTTATGTTAATTGTTTAATAACATAAATTTGTCAGCATATATTAATGAGACTGTTTTGAAAAAGGTAGAGTATGATGAGAAGTCATAAGATTAGACTTAAATTAACTAAAGCACAAGAAAGTCTTGCATGGTGGTACAGTAAAGTCTCCCGCAATTTCTGGAATCTTTTAGTTGATATTGATAAGCGTAATAATAAAGGTGAGTTCGATAATATTTTGAATAAAAATGGAAATGATAGACGTGTTTATAGTTTTACTCAATCTGATTATCTTGATTTTGCTAAAATTGTTGTTGCTAAGAATTATGCCAAAGATAAAGCAAAATGGTCTTGGTATTATCAACCTAATCAATCGTTTATTTATAACTCTCTTTCTAGGGAACTGATAAAAATCAAGAAACGAAATAAAGGTAGATTAAATTTTAGAATTGTTGATAAAATTCAACCAAATTTCAATGTTATGTGTTCTATATCATCGAACAGGAAACGTCCTAGTCGTATTTATTTGAAAGATAACGGTAAGCTCCAAATACCAACGCTTGGAGAAGTAAGTTTCGGTTCTGTTAGAGCTGGTTTTGATTTGTCTTGTAAGAAACAAGTTGCTAATATCTCGTTTGATGGGAAGTATTGGTACTTATCATATGTTGAAGATATTGAGAATCAAGTGCCGGATTTATCAAACTATATAAATGGGATTGGGATTGATTTAGGAATTAAGACACTTGCGACTTTGTCTGATGGAACTAAAGTGCCAAATATTAAGACGTTTAGGTGAGTGCGTATCTTGAATAAACGCTTAAAGCGATTACAACGTAAGTTATCTCTTAAATATTACATTAATAAGTGTAATAAACATAATAAAACAAAGAATATAATTAAGCTTGAAAGACAAATTAAGTTGATACATCGTTCAATTAAAAACATTCGTATCAATCATATCCGTAAATTTGTTTCGGAATTAATAAAAAAGCAACCGCAATATATTGCAATCGAGGATTTGAATGTATCAGGAATGATGAAAAATAAATATCTTGCAAAAGATGTTGCTAATTGTTCTTTTTACACTATCAGAGAGCATCTTATCAGAAAGGCAAAGGAACGTTTTATATCAGTTAGATTAGTGGATAGGTTTTATGCTTCCAGTAAGATTTGCTCTTGTTGTGGTAGTTACAAAAAAGATTTAAAACTTAATCAAAGAATTTATTATTGTCCTACTTGTTAAACAAAGATAGATAGAGACTTCAACGCCTCGTTGAATATTGCAAAAACGGATAAATATGTATTAGCTTAATTAAATTTGTTTTATTGACTTTGGAAACTAGAGGAAAGTAGTTTTAGTGGTAGGTCAGCCGTGAAGCCGAACCACTCTAATATATACGCCCTGAAAATTGTGAGTATATCAAACAAAGAGTAGCTTTTGCAAAATTTGGCTCAATATGGGAATGGTAATCGTGTTATTTTTTGATTTTTAACACTTTTGGCTGACGGCAAGTCTCACTACTCTGATTTATATAGTAATACAAAAATAAAGGTGGTAGAATATGTATAATGAATTAACAGGAAAATAAGATATTGAAAAATTTATATATGTTGGAGCATATAATGATATTTTATTTTCTTGTATGAATACTATAATGTCTGATGGCTTTAATGTGAAATCATTTAATGTAATTTTGGAGCCGAATGTTATAAAGTCTTATTTTCGTTTATTAGAGCATAGTATTATGATAATGATGATTTTATCATGAGATTAATAGAGAATATATACAGTGAATATCTTACTCATAGATATACTCTGTAAAATAATTTACACCGGAGTGTTGGAATGGCAGACAAAGCGGACTTAAAATCCGTTGGTTTATATAACCGTGTGGGTTCAAATCCCATGTCCGGTATTGTTACTTCGGGGCGTGTTGCAATAGGAAGACAAGTCGAGCTTAGAACTCGAATTTTGTGAGTTCAAATCTCACCGCCTCGATTATATTCATATGAGGTGTATTATGAGAAATTGGTTAATCAGAAAACATTTCAAAGATAATAAGAATAAAAGATATGCTAATATTGCAGATAATAGGTCGCCTATTAGATTTATAGTTCTTGGACCTTATCGTGATAAATACGATAATCGTATCAAGATAGCAGGTAGAGGTGCAAGTTCTAAATATATTAAGAGAACTGCAAATAAGCACGTTCGTAGGTCAAACTTAATTTTAAATAACAGTGATTACAAGAGAGTTTATTCATATATAAATGAACTAATATAATAAAACTGATATATGGTCGCATAGTATAGTGGTTAGTACGCTGCCCTGTCACGGCAAAGGCACGAGTTCGATTCTCGTTGTGACCGTTTAATCTCTGGATGTGGTGCAATTTGGTAGCACACTTGTTTTGGGAACAAGGGGTTGCAGGTTCAAGTCCTGTCATTCAGGCTCGCAGGGTAGACTGGAGAGGGTCCAGCATGGTCTCATAAACCAATTTACGGTGGTTCGAATCCATCCCCTGCAATTATTGCAGATAAGCCAATCGGTTAGGCAGCACGCTCATATCGTGTAATTGACCGGTTCGACTCCGGTATCTGCAACTATAAAATAAAAGATACAGGTTTTTATGCCTGTATCTTTTTTAATTCATGAACAATATTTAACAGAGTTTCTTTATCATTCGGTATTCCCTCATCAAGTATTTTATCTAACAAATAATTCTTGATTTTACCTATTTCTTTGCCTGTATATCCAAGCTTCATCAAGTCATAGCCTGTAAGAGCTAAATCCGAAACCGTTGGAATATCAAATTCTTTAATAACTCGTATTACGTTATCATATAAGTCATTATGACGATTAGTAAGACTTTTAGCTTCATCATCTGCATAAGTGAGTTTTGCAAGTCTTATTGTATTTTCTCTGCCTATTTTGTGAACCATAGTTCGTATAACCTTATCAGAGCAGTCAATTAATAGTGTAATATGATTCTTAACTAATGCTAATATATCATAAATTTCCTGATTGCTGAACTTTAGCCTGTTTAATATCTTTCTTGTTATATCGGCACTAATATCAGCATGACCATAAAAGTGATGAAAACCTGTTATTTCGTCTACAGTCATAGTATCTGGTTTACCTATATCGTGAAATAATGCAGCAAGTTTGGTGATATAATCAGTATCTTTGCAGGCGTTTATGACATTTAGAGTGTGATGCCAGAGGTCAAACTTATGATACGGATTGTTTTGGTCATATTCGTATTCGACTGTAATCTCAGGAATGATTATATCAAGTATGGCTGTTTCTTTCATGATTTCAAGTACTTTGATATTTTCAGGACTTTCTATGATTTTGATAAACTCATTTTTGATTCGTTCACTTGGAATATCTTTTAATAAGTCTTTGTTTTCACTCATGCTGCAAAGAGTATCCGGATGAATAGTAAATCCGGGTTTACCTGCAAATCTTAACGCTCTTAGTATCCTAAGAGGGTCTTCTTTAATTCTTATGTCGGGATTTCCGACAAATCTTATAATTTTGTTTTCTAAATCCGACTTACCGTTAAATAAATCCATAAAGTTGTTTTTATTTAACGCAAAAGCATTAATAGTAAAATCACGCCTTGATAAGTCATCTTTAATATTATTTACAAATGCAACAGATGTGTCATTAATATCTTTACGATATTTTGCAATCTCATATTCATTGTTATTAATTTTAACACGAATAACGCCGAACGATTTGCCTGTTTCAATACAGGGGTAATCACTAAATAACTTTTTTAATTCATCATAGCTTTTATTTGTAGCAAAGTCTATATCGTGTGGTTCTAAGCCAAGTAATACATCTCTAATTGCTCCACCCACTATGTAGCCTGTATCATTATTAGAATTAAGCAAATTTAATATAAATGCTACATCAGGATTGTTTAATAATTTTTCAAACATAAGTTTATACCTCCAATTTGTTTATATAATATTGCACCCGAAAATTATAAAAATGGACTTGCCTATAATAGACAAGTCCATATATGTGTTATAAATTAAAATATTTTATTGTGGATAAAATCAAACAAATACATAATATCGTTTAGATTTACATTTTTAGGTGTTGCCCCTGTCAATAAATCAATATAATCTTGATTTATCTTAATAGATTTATTAAGAAAGTTATAGCCATCCGGACATTTATCTGTATTTAATGTTATTAGAATCCACATATTAGTTATCTTAATTTCATCAATAGTTAACGGGTTTGGTTTGCCTTTTATTAAAGCTTGTAATGCTTTATTTTTTAGTTTGTCTATTTTGTCTGATAACTCATTTGACATTAAATAGCTAAATTCAGGTTTAATATTTTTATTTAACTTTTTAAGTATATTTGGTTTTAAATCTTTTGTAAATTTTGATTCATTGAAGTCATTAAAAAACTCAGCAAGTTCTTTATTTATCTCATGAATTGGTATAGTATCTATTATTAGTTTTTCACCATAAAGATAAACATCTTTTGTAATTATAGCATTATAATTATTATGTATTTTGTTTATGTGTATTTTAATATAACTATCATTATACACAGTGATATATGAGTTTATGTCAACAATATATTTTTGATACTTGTTAATAAACTCAGTTAGATATTTATAGTCATTAAATCTTTGTATAGAGTTTCTACATTGATTGTATAATGCCTGTTTATCCTTTGGTAGTTTATTATATGTGTCAATATTAATTGCTTTCTCATTAGGTAATTTAAATAACTCAAGTTCTGATTTTTTATTTATAACAGCATTTGGGGTCTTGATATATTTATCAAATATGGCTTCTCGTTTTTTATAAACATCTTCATCTAGTATAATGCTTATGCGGTTTTTATCTATGGTTTCAAATTTTTGAAATAATTTAAAATCGTTTATTTCGTCAGTTGAACAACCGAACTTGTGTAATAAATCAAACATTGTGTTATAATCAAGTTCAGTTATATTTTTATTATCAATAAAAATCTGTTGTTTATTTTCTTTAAGGTCATAGTTTAAATCAAATGTTAAATTAACATTGTTTTTAGATAACATTATGTGTGACTCTATTTGTGCTCTTATGATTTTCTCAAATTTATTTTTATTTTTCATAAATATTTTTCCTTTTATAATAGTTCATCAATAAACTGTAATACATATAATATATTATTTAATGTAATCGGTTTTGGCGTTACATTTTTTAATATATTTTCATATTCATCACTGATAGTATTGTATTGTGAAGCTAATACATAATTGTTTGGTTCATCCGGTGTGAAAGCTATTATTGTATTAGGAATTTGAATAAGTTCTTTCTCAGCTGATGTTAGTGTATTTGGTATTTTATTTAATATATTATTTTGAACTTTGTTTTTGATTTCGTTGATTTGATTTAATGTATCTGGATTCAATTTAAACACATATTTAGTTACAATATGGCTTTTGAAATCTTTAATTAAATCAGTGGTTAATCCATCTATAAAACGGTTTTCATCAAAATCTTTGAATGCCTTGTTAAACTCATTATTTAATTCAATAATTGGAACAGCTGTAATATTTATTGGCATATTAATATCATAATGATACATGTATTTTCGTATATCAGATTTGATTAATCCGTTATCAAAATATAAGTCAAATGATACGTTACTATCATTTTTTATGACACTATATAGGTTTATATTATCAATATAAGATTGATATTTTATGATAATAGCGTTTATAAATTTATAATTTTCTTTTGATATACTATGATTAGATTTGTATAACAAATACATATCTTTATCAGAGTCTGACAGATTAACATATTTGTTGTAATCTATAAATCTTTCAAATTCGTTTTTTAATAGTTTAATTTGACTATCTGTTAGTTTTATGTCTGTATTATTGTTTATAATCTGTGACATAATAGTTTTAGCATTTTCGATTTGATAATCTGATAGCTTGAATATTATATCTTCATGGCTTATTGTTTCATATCTTTTAAATAGTATTATTTTAGATATTTCATCATCAGTTAATCCAAAACTTTTAAGTGAATTTGTTATGTCTTTAATATCTATATGATTAATATCTTCTTTATTGATATTTATACTGACATATTCATTATCTGTATCATATTCAAAAGATATCTTAGTTTTGTTACTAATCAGTTCACAATTTACGTATATATTTGTTAGCATAATTTAGTCTCCGTCTTTATAATCATTTTTCATTTATACCCTCTATAAAAATTTATATATTTAATAGAGGGCATTGTTTATTTTTGTTACATAATATGACAATTAATATAGTTCAATAAATATAAAATATCAGATGTATTAACAATTTTATCTTTAGTATTATTTAACTTATTATAATATTCAGGTTTAAGAGTTTTTGAAACAATACTTGATAGTTTATAACCATCAGGAGCCTTATTAGTATTTAATGTTGTGTATATAGGACTGTTGATAAGTTGTGTTTCATTTTTGGATAAAGGATTTGGTTTATCATTAATGATAGCATCTGTTATAATTTTTCGTAAATCCTTTATTTTTTCTATAAACTCTTCAGTTTGTTTAAATTTATATGTTGTTATTATATTATCATTAAACTCTTTAAATATATCCGGTATAAGACTTGATGTGAATTTGGTTTCATCAAAATCAGTAAAAGCATCTTCAAATTCAGGGTGTAGTTCAATTAATGGAACATTATGTGTAGAGATTAATGACATACCTTTTTCTTGATAATATTTATTGAATTCAATTAGATAAAAGTCTTTTATTTTTTGATTTGAAGCATTTATTGGGGCAATAGGTGTTGTTTGAATTTCCAGTCTTGAATAAGGATTACAACTATTAGTGTTTAATTTGGCAGTAACCGATATAAACTCTATATTATCTTGATATTTTGTGATAAATTCATTTATGAATTTAAGATTATTGTTAATACATATATAGTCATAAGAATATTTTTCATATAGTGATTGTTCATTTTTTGGAAGTTTGATGTATTCATTATATGTGATTTCGTGTTTGAGTTCATTTCTTAACAATTTCTTTTGAATATTAGTTAATTTAGAGTCTTTTCCTGCGAAAATTTCATCAAGCACTATCTGGGCATCTATATATTCGTAATCATATATTCTAAATTTCATATAATCAGTGTCTACAGTATTAAATTTAGCAAGATTGATAAATTTTTGTATTTCGTCTTGTGTACAGCCAAAATCTAATAATTTTTCTTTAATGCTGGATTCATCCATTTTTTCTAAAACAAAATTAGAATTGTCCGGTGCAAATGAAATTATTAATTTATCCATATATGAGTTTGCTTTGAAATGGCTGTCAACACATACATCATATTCGATATTTATAATAATATTGTTTTTATTAAATTTGGTGTTTAATATTAAGTTAGTATTCATAGATAAGTCTCTCCATTTTTCTATTACACCCGTATAGAAAAATGCTGATTTATGTGTATTTTTATTGTAAATATCATTGACAATGACTTTTATATATGCTAATATAGTTTTATAAATAAACATAAGGAGATATTTTATGAAACATAAACGAAAACAGAGATTAAATCTTTTTAATTAATTTGCGTCTGTAGCTTAATTGGCTAAGCATCGGACCTTTAATCCGAACAATGTGGGTTCGAGTCCCATCAGGCGTACTTATTAGCTAATAAAATACAAATAGGAGATTTAATTATGAAATACAAACGATTTCACAGCTATACCTATGGTCGAGTAAATCTCTTAGATATAGCTAATCATTTATTAGAGTTTTATAATAAGAATAAAATATATAATTCTGACTTTACAATTACTATTGGTACTGATAGTCAAAACTTTCATGATACGACTAAAATAGTAAATGTTATTTCTATTGTATGTAAAGGACATGGTGGTATCTTTTTTTATAGTGTATCACATCTTAATTTTATCTCAGATATTAGAATTAAACTTAGAGAAGAAACAAGTATGAGCTTAGAGATAGCAGAAGAGTTGGTAAATATATTACAAGACAACGAGATATATCATGAAATGTTTTTGAATATACCAATTCAATTACACATAGATGCAGGTAACACAGATAAGAGTAAAACTAAAACACTTGTATCAGAGCTTGTGGGTTGGGTTGTGGCATCCGGATATGAGGCTTGTATAAAGCCTGATTCATATGCTGCATCAAGCATAGCTGATAGAATATCAAAATAAAAAAAAGGCTTATAGATGTAATTCTATAAGCCTTTTTTTTATTTATTTATTTTGTGCAACATATATTGGATAGAAGTCTTGAACAGTTACCCAGCCATTTTTAATGTTATATTGATACATTGCATCTAAGAAATACTGAAGCTCTTTTGTTGGCTGTTTTCCTGCGAGGTCCATATCTCTGCAATCATCCATTAGATGTTCAACCTCTTTATAAGTACCTGTAATTCTGCCACCCTCGTTTAACTTCACTACCCAAACTAAATCATTCATGATTTGCTCTAAACTCATCATAATTGTCACCTCTATTTTTTATAGTATTTATGCTAAAACCCGGACGAAGCTAGAGCGTAGTTTTTTAGATATCAGTGGACCATGTGTCCACACTTAATCCTGACACTGTGATACAAGCTTGTCTGACAGTATATATTGACGACTTAACACGAGACTTAAACCAATTAATAATTTCATCTGTATCAGAATAATCTTCTAAATCTCCAAATATCGAGATAATACAAGATGGCAGTTCATATTTATTGTCATGATTATACACATGAAAATTTAAGCTGCCGTTTGAACCTTTGGGCATAAACTTTTCAGGGTGTTCTTTATATTCATCTTTTAGCTCTTTAGGAGCTTTGTATAAAATTCTTTTTCCGATTAAGTTTTCGATAGCGTTATCATCAAGCTTAAGACCTGTCTCAAGTCTTATAACACCTGTTACATGAGTCCAAATAGACATAATCAAAATCCTTTCTTGTCTTATATTTACTCAATGAGTTTTGGAAAATGAGTAATAGATTTAGTTTCTATTATTTTCTCTATTTCGTTTTTACATTCAGTAACTGTTTTATCCATTTGCTCATTGAAGGCATCCAGTTGATATTCAGAATTAGACTGGATTTCTGTTAATATATTTTGAGCTATGCCTATAAGTTTTTCTTTATCTGATTTTTTAAGTTTAGATGAATTAAGGCATTCAGAAAGTTCTTTGACTAAGTTATGAGCTTTGTTATTTATGTTTTCCAAATGTGATGAAAACTCTGATTTATGTTTTTCAATTACAGATTCATATGGTGGTGCTTCACAATGTTTAACGGGACCTGTGGGTTTTCTTTTAAATGTGATTGGCACAGCATTTGAGTTGATTTGGGTTAACATCTGAGCAAATTGATTATGGCTCATTGTGAATTCTAATACTGTATCAGTTGGATGGTACCAATCAGTGTTTAAATGTCTATCAAGTTCACAATTAGATATTGTAAATAAAATAATATCACTGTGTTTGATAGAGCTTCCAAATAATGGTCGTGCCATTCCTTGTGCTCTGGCAATACGGATTGCACCAAAACTCTCATGAGTTGTTATGTTATCATCGTTATTTATTTCAGCCATATTTAATCCTTTCTAATATTAATAAACCTGCATCAGATTTATCTGATGCAGGTCTTAGTTTAGTTAGTAAACATTTCCGGTGAGAGTATTACGCCGTTAGAATTGCCATTCACATACGGAAGTTTTCCGTCCCACTTTTCAATCATCTGCTTCTGTAAAATCTCTTTTGAGAGTGAGCTTGTAATAACGCTGTTTGCTTCAGCCTCAAGCTTTTTACGCTCGACTTCAAGTTCAGCAAGCTTTACTTTATTCTCTTGTTCTACAACAAGTTTCTGCTGCTTCTGTTTCTCCTCCTCAACCTGCTGTTCAGCAATTTTCTTTGCTTCAACGGCAGCCTCGTATGCATCCGAGAAATCATGGTCGATAATACTTACGTTTGTTAGTGTTACGCCATATTTGGCAAAATTCTCTTCAAGGTCTGTATAGATATCCTGAGATAACTGGTCTCTTTTTGCAATAAACTCTTCGATAGTATACTTAGCAACCTGAGACTGCACAGCATCTTTTACTCGTGGTATCATCATACTGCGTACATGATTGCCTGTAAATGACCTGTATAACTTCATCGGGTCTGATACAATATCAGATACAGTGACAGATACAAGTACAGTCTGCATATCTTTTGTTGATGCCGAGATTGCACCTGCATCGTTGTTTTCGCCCTCGTTACTAAACTTAAGAGTCTGTTCACGTGTATTCATCTTATATGCGTGGTCAATAATTGGGATTTTAAAGTTTAAGCCCTCTTCTTTGATGGCAATCACTTTGCCGAAGCGTTTAATAATTGCGACTTGACCTGTATCAACATTGTAGAATGACCCAAAGAACAATATTAGCACTACAATAAATACGAATCCGGCGAGAATGCCCTTTGTAATAGCCTTTATAGACTGCTTATCAATATTATCATTACTCATTTTTTATCTCCTTAAATTTTTGATGCCAAATAACACTCGAGTTAAGATTATGTGTATTATTTGTTTTTTAACAATCTTTATATTTTTTTATTCTTGTAGCCATGCTGATATAAATTCCATTGCTTGTTTAACATCAGCATCTGTTGGTTGACCTACTTCAAATATTTTTGAATCTTTTATGATTTTGACACTACAAATCGTATGCGGATAAGGATATTCTATGTCATTCGTTTCCGGGAGAAAATCATATAACTCATCTGTAATCCATTCTATAGCATCTTGGCTAATATCGAATACGGCAATACCAAGGTGATGCTTAAGATATTCTCTTATATATAGGTTAAGGTCTTCACGAATATCTAGTCTGCAATTATGTTTTTGCTTAAGCCAGTCTTGTATGTTTTCTTGATTATTATACATGTCCTGAATCATTGTTATAAACTCTGATATTTCTTCAAATTTTTTGTTATCAAATGTACTGAATTTAGTGATATAATCAGCGTCATTCCAATCTGCTGTTATAATAACAATAAATTTATTTGGCATATTTATTTCTGTAAGTTGCATAATTAATTCTCCTTTTTATTTAAAAAATGTTTTAGACAAAATGTTCTTTATTTGCACCTATTATTTTTATTTGTATAGGTAACGGTTTTAATTCTTTTAATACATCATATACAGTTTTAGCATTATAGATTTTATCTTGTTGCGGAACGCCATAAACTAAGTTATGAGCATATTTTGCATAATACTCAATAACTTTTTCTCCAAATAAGTTTCGTATTGCCACAGATGGGAGAGTATTTTCGTCAAATACTAAAATTGTTTTATTATGTTGTTGATGGGTTCTGTTGCTAAACCTATAATGTATTATTTTTATATTTTTATTAAAGATAACTTCTTTAAAATTACTGAATCCAAGTTGATAATTTGGAATTAACTCAAGACAAGTCTCAGGTATTTTAAGTTTATCAGTTTTTGCAAACTCATCTATGATATATATACCGTTTGCATAAACGAAATATTTGGATACATGAATCAGATTATCAAATACATCAAAATCATCTTGGTTTAAATTAATTCTACCAAGAGCGATTGGTTTTGAATATAAGTTTAAATTATTATCTGATATCAAGTTATCATCTTTAATATTAGACCATAACACATTCATATGTCTTTTGGGTGTAATACAAGCTCCAACACCTGAGATATAATAAATATCAATGTTACGAGCAAGCATATTATTTTTTTCTAAATCATTGTTACTTATCAAAAATGCTATGCGTTTTGTAATACCGTTATTATTGATTAATTCCAGTTCGCTTTCAGTATTGGTTTCAAGTTGTCTATATTTTTGAAGCATAATTTGTATAGACGTATCTAATGTTTCTAATAATGTGATATTATCCGGAATAGTTAGTTTAACTAATTTATTTTGAGCATTAATCGCAAGTATGCTTGCAAGATTATTTCTGGCATCATAAATAGAGTTTGCATTAATATTTAATATAAACATTTTTTGCATATCTATTAAACTTTCTAAACCCATAGCTCTTAAATCCTGATTAGTGATATCAGTTATAGGCATTATATCTTCTATGAAATCAGGAAGTGAGAGAGTTTTAATACCTATGATTTGTCTAAACGACAGTTGATTAAGCCTTGCCGCAGGTTCAAGTAAACCTGCATTAAAGGCTTTGTGTTTTAGTTTATCTATTTCAGCATTGCTTAATACAAAGCCTAATGCAATTTTCATATTCTTACCTCCTATTTAATTTGGTTGAGTAGATGACATAAAAATCTCATCGGATATATACTTAGAATAAGTTTTATCTGTTTCTGAATCATATATAGATAATGTCCATACGCATCTGAGTATAGCTCCATTACTATTACTTTTGATGTCACTTTCACTGAGATATTTATAATGTTCACTCACATAGCCGTGCCATCCATGGATAAAGCTTTCATTTTGATTAACGGATTCAACTTGGAATAACTGTTCGAAAGCATTTACAGTATCTATATCATATCCGTTATTTTTTGCTTCTGTAAAGTCTAAATTCATACTGTCTTGTCTAAGACCGTTAAATCTTGCATATCTTGATGAAACATACACATCGGCATATAGATGTGCAACTCTGATATTATATCTTGAGTTATCCGCAAGTTTAATATTTAATTTTATAATAGACGGTACAGTAAAGACATAGTTATTTAATCTTTTATCAGGTATCTGATATGAAGCAATAAGTTTAATATTATCGGAATTGATATTAATATCATGATTTTTATCAATACCTATAAATTTAATATCTGTATTATCAACTGTATCTTGATTAGCATCTATATTAGTTGGATTGTTGACAACAGATGCTTCTTCTTCACATCCTGTCATAATCATACAAGTCATGAGTATCATAAATAGTATTATAAGTCTTTTTAAGTGTTTCATAAATAATCTTTCTTTCTATATAAATTTATAGTTTATAGGTTTGATATTAAACTGGGCAAGTGCATCAAGAGCATCTTTAAGATAAACAGCATCAGCAAATTTATCTGGAATATAAGATTTTAAACATTGTTTATTATATTGTTTATAATACAGTTTTATAAACGGTTTAATCATATATTCGATATTTTTTAATTTTAGCGTATTTTTCTTAAAATAGAATCTTGTGTTTTTTAATAAATCAATCCAACTTGGGCTAAGTTCATTATATATATTTTGAACTGTTTCCGGAAAATATATATCGTGATAGTTATAAAATTGTTCTGTTATAACATTTTTATAACCATCAGGGATTATCAATTTAGGATTAAATGTTTTAGTTGTTCTATCATCTTTAATGATAATATTATCATTTATACCTATGTATTCAGGTGTTTTGATAATAATATCTTTAAAACATTTATCAATCTTAAAGTCTAATCTGATAAGAACATCTATTATATCTTTGCTGTTTAATTCAAACATATTGTTTTTAAAATATTTATCAGTATTTGTTTTTGACCATAAAACAACTTGAATTCTATTAGAGGTTATGAACGGACCTACTCCGGGCATAAACCAATAAGAATAATAGTCTTTATAGCTTGGGTATAATTTATTTTTACATAAATGTTCTTGTAAACTTAACGCTATAACAGGTTGTTTTGGTCTTGTTTTACTGATTTTATCTAATCCACAATAGAGTGGTCTTTGGCTATTATAAAAATACGAAGCGGTATACAATAACTGATTAGATTCATTTTCCATAAGTACAAACGAAAGGTTTGGCTCTATGATTGACATTTGATTTTTATCATCATATAACACTATAATTGGATTACAATAATTATTATCATATTCATAATCTATGTTTACTTGGACCATAAATGCTTGTGGCATATTATAAAACTGATATAAGTTTAATTCTTTTAAAAGTTGAATATCTGTTTGATTAATTTTATCATAATCTAATATTTCTTCTGTAAAATCCGGCAGATTTAGTATTTTAAAACCTAATATCTGTCTTGGTGGATATTTTGTTGATATATCTGTTTTATTTTCAATAATATTATTGTCATATAAATCTATATTAATTGTTTTATTTATTTTGTCACTTACTATGAGTCCTATTACGATTTTATGTTGCAAAGCTGATTCTCCTTTAAAATTTTATATTAAAATTGCACCCGAAACAAAAAAAATATAGCACGGTATATGCCGTGCTGTTTTTATTTCCAGTATGATTTAATATAATCATTTATATCATATTTTGTATTGACAGCTATGCCATTAATATAGCATAATGCTGCTACAATACTTCTATGACATTCTCTTTCATCATAGCAAAAACAAACAAGAGCATATTTTTTATTTTGATTAGCTTTGAGTTCTAATAATCTATCAGCAAATTTTGTATCCTGTTGTATTTGCTTTAAGAATTCAGGCACATAAATATCTATAAAAGCCTGATGATTCCATTTGCCTGCATTTTTCAAGTCCAAATATTTTTTAAATAAATTAAAATCTGGACTGAGTTCTGTAATCTGCTTTACTTTAGCGTTTTCCAAAAGTTTAGAGCAGTTTTTCGCTGACCTGACGATAAGCCATACTTCATCATATTTATTGACATCTAATTCTTTTAAACTTAAAAATTCTATCATACTAATACCTCTCATTTTATAATTAATAAATTACACATTTAGCACCCGACATGTTATAATACTTGTCTTTCTAGTAAAATTATATTAGAATAAATATAATATATAAGAAAGGACAAGAAAAACATTATGCAAACTAACATATTTGACCATACAAATGATAGTTTTTGGGGCGATTTAGGTTTAGATGAGTTTAACGATTTTAATGATGACCATATCTTAAGTGAAATATCAGATGTTGGTCCGGATTACATTGAGCCTGTAGAAAATCTATTTGACCCTGAAGAATAACGTAAAAAGTACTTGCATATTATAGATTAATATGCTATAATCCTCATATATGAAATAAAAAGAAAGGAAACCTATAGTTATGATGTACGTAAATGCAATAATAAATTCACAACGAATTCAGAGCCAATGTTCAGTCAGAAGTTGGTCCAGTTGTGTTACAAAAAAATTGCATAATAAAAATCATAGCAAAGTGTTTTAAACATTTTATTTCGTGGTTAGATTATAGATTCGCTCATCTATTGTTTAACGTAAGAAAACTCCAATTTTACGTCAATACACATTTACAGACGAAAAGAGATGTCGCACATTTTGTGATATCTCTTTTTATTTTGCCTGTTTAAGCCTAATTGGTAAGGCCGCTGTCTTGAAAACAGCTAGTAATCGGTGTGAACCGGTGTGTAGGTTCGAGTCCTACAGCAGGCGTTTATAAAGCTCGGTAGCTTAATTGGTAAAGCATCGCACTCTGAATGCGAGGATTATAAGTTCAAGTCTTATCCGAGTTGTTATAGCGATATAGTATAATAGGAAATACACAAGACTTTGACTCTTGAGTTTTGAGTTCGAACCTCAATATCGCTGTTGCATGCACCTATAGTTCAATGGTAGAATAGAGGTCTCCAAAACCTTAGATAATAGTTCGAATCTATTTGGGTGTGCTTAAGCTGATATAGACCTAATTGGTAAGGCGGCTGCCTGCTAAGCAGCTTATCGTTAATTCGGTATAAGGGTTCGAGTCCCTTTGTCAGCGTTTATGTTCATATCCTCGATGCTCTATGGTAGGGCGAGTGGCTGCAACCCATTTATTAGTCGGTTCGATTCCGACCGAGGATTTTTACTCTAGGATAGCTCAGTGGGAGAGTATCTGTCTGATACGCAGATGGTCGTGAGTTCAAATCTCACTCCTAGAATTTATATAAGATAAGAATCTTATATATTATGAACTTGTAAATGTGAATATAGAAAGGTGTATAATGTCATGTCATATGAAAGGTTTTCTGATGAGTTACAGCGTGATGTAAAAACTAATGTATTTGCATTAGTTGGAATAGAAGCCGGTATCAATGATAAAGAGTTTAAAAAGGCTCATCCAATGGATTGGTTCTTAGTACAGTCTATTTGTAATGAATTATTGATGTCGTCAGTTGAATCAGAGGATTTAACAGTACAGAATGGCACAACAAAGCTTTTTGAGTTTTGTGTATATTCTGTGCTCGATATGTGCAGAATTTTAAAAGCTGATATTGACAAATTGAAAGATGATAAGAAAATAAAGTTTATTCCATATGATATGGGTGTTTCTAATATCTGGTCCAAGTGTAATATTGCCAATATGTATGACTTTTTAAACACTTTAAGTAATTATCATATAGATGCTGAATTCTTATCACATGAATATACGTTTGCAACAGGTGATAAAGAGTTGGATAACTTACTTAATAGTTTAATGGCTGATAAGTCAAGAATTACAAATATTGATGCGTATGTTATGAGTTGTATTATGACAAAAGACAAGCATTATGTATGTGATTCATTTGTAAATGCTTATAAGGCTTTTAGATTAGAGTTTGCATCTGAAGATAAAATGGTTGATACATTAATAGGTTTATTACTCAATATCTTATTGTATTTATCAAATCATGATAAATGTTTGCATAAGTTTGATAAAGAATTAAAGAGATATTTTGACGGAGAATTTGATATTAAGTCTTTATTGGATTTAAGATTTACAGAAGCCGTTAATATCATGAAACATAATTAAATCTATGTATGGTGAGATTAATTCTCACCATAATATTCCGAAGTAACTCAGCCGGGAGAGTGTTTGCCTTACAAGCAAAAGGTCGCAGGTTCAAGTCCTGTCTTCGGAACTCAAAAGTAACTCAGTGGTTAGAGTGGCTGTCTTATATACAGCTGGTCGTGGGTTCGAATCCCACCTTTTGTATTTTGTCCTGTTAGTTCAATGGATAGAACTAGAGATTTCTAATCTCTTAATATAGGTTCGATTCCTATACAGGATATAATTGCTCTCATAGGCTAATGGATAAACCGTGCGACTACGAATCGTAAATTCGAAGTTCGAATCTTCGTGAGAGCATTTTGTTTTAACAAAAAAAGTAGTTCACAAAACGTATATATTTATGTTATAATATGAATTACATAATATGAGTTCCTTTCTTATAGCTATATTTTGTAAAAAAAAGCCTTAATGTAAAATACATTAAGGCTTTTTTGTTTGTATAGTATGTGTCTATAAAATTTAGCTTAATATTAAAAAAAGAGAGATTAAAAATCTCTCTTTTTTAGTACTCATAATCATTATTTAATTTATTCGAAGCATTTAATAAATCTTCGAATTTAAGAGGCACTTTACGTTTTTCTCCTCTTATATTAGGCGAATTACTCATTCCTTTGTCTGCCATAGCTGCATCATACATATGTTCAACTTTTGCCTGTTCTTCAGGTGTTATAGCATTGGCATAACGCTTGTTATATGATTTAAAAGTTTCCGAACGTTTTACTCCGTCATATACATCATCCGGATTGATTTTATCATCACATCTTTTAATATTAATGTTTTCTATATCATTTACTCTATATGATGTTTTTAATCCTCTGAAATCTTCTGTTACAACATCTTTATTACATAAAGACTGCAACTTTTTGATTTCAGGATATTCTGTAATGATTCTAAAACCTAAAGGATTATCATCCGTATCATAATCATTTGTTTTTTCTAATACAATAGTCTGAGCATTTGTTTCAAATTTTGTTAAAGTATGATTCTTACTTGATACTAAACCGGAACCTATGCTGTCATAACCTGCATCTATCGGTGCGGTTAGTACAAGCCTTGTATTTGATTTATCAGGATTCAATCGCCATGCTATTACATCCGGAGCCATTGATGCTATCATATCTATAGAATTTATCTTAACACTCTCTATATCCATATCAGCTGAAAATGATAGATTCTTGCCGTTGTCATCAAGCATTCTTGCAACATTATCTGCATCATTTTTCATAATGTGTTTTGATGCACCATGATATTTTGGACTGGATGTTGCTATTTCATATAATGCATCCATGTTATCAACACAATATGTTTGAAAATTATATACTAATTCATCAAGTGCTTCAGGGGATTTACTATTTCCCCATGATGACCAATGTCTTAAATTATTAGCCATAAAAAAATCCCCCTTATCTTATATATTTTAATTATATAATATTATAAATATAAGACAAGGGAGATATTATATTATTCTTTTAAAATGGCTAATAATCTTGGTTCACAATCGTTTAACCACATTCCATCAGAATTTGATTCATCAAGCTTTTCATACATCTCTACAAAACTGTTAAATAAATATGCTTCAGGAGAATCTGCACTATATACCAACTTAATTATGTCAATCATATCTGATAGAGCTTCGTTACTATCATGATTAAAATCATAATTAAATAAATCTGCTAAAATAAATTGAGCTGAAAATATAAAGACAAACTCTTCACCAATTAAATTTAATGTGCCCTCTAAATCACCTGCATATTGATTAGACTTCTTATCTAAATAATAAGCCCTTAAACATTTTTTTGCGGAAAAACACATATAACCTGCCCATTTACCGACAAAACCTTTTTTAGTTAAGTCAGATAAAATATCGTCAGGTATGTCTTTATACTCGTTATTAAAATGCTCTATTTCTTTAAAATTCATATAATTTTAATTTCCTTTCACGTTCTTTATATTTTCTGTTTCCAATCAGGGTCCATAGCTTTGTATAAATCTTCCATGTAGATGTCTTTTAAATATGGTTCAAGTGATTCAGGCTTGATATACGAGATTAAAATCCATCTATCAAGGGGTGTTTCAACAGGTGAGCCGGGACTGATTGGAACTGTTTCCGGAACTATAATATCATCAGGTATTAAGTTTTGTTGATATGCTTTTTCAACAGGCATTATCTGAAAATCCGATATTTTGTTATATTCAAAAGTCTTTGGGATTTTCTGAGCAACACCATATCCTAAAAACATATATGTAATATCATTCGAAGTTTCTATGTTATATAGGCTTATCATAATATTCTCTCCTTTAATGACTAAAACGGTGTTTCATTCCAAAATTGTTATGTTTATAAGATATTGCATCCATTATAACATTATGCAACATTTTGGCATTGATTTTACTTCTTTCGAGTTTCCAGTTCAAGTAACTTTCGCAAGTATTGTGACAACCTATTTGTCTGATTTTACAGTTCTTACAAGGTGTTATAATATAAATCACATCCTTTCAGAGTTATTATTTGGGGTTTTAGCTTGATTTATGAGCTGATTCTATCATAATATATTTATCAAAAAAATACAACCGAACATAGATTCATCTATGTTCAGCTGTATTAAATTAATTATTTGATTCTGCATTTTCATTATCAGCCTTAACAGATTCATCTGATGGTGCATTGTTTGTGTCATCAGGTTTATACTCATGCATTTTATCTGTCATGTAAGCATCATCAGCCTTTTTAAGCTTTCGTGGATTTGACTTAATCATCTGCTTAAATATAACAAAGATAATCAAAGCTAAGATGATTACTAATAAAATAGGAATTATCATCATGTTGTTAGTCTCCTTTTTACTTATATTTTAGTTCATATATTGCATCCGGATTGTCTTTTTTCATGAAATCAATACAATCTTGCATTGATTTTAAGGTTTCCGGTTCGGAATAATTTATGACAAGATGGTTATTTGCATCAAACACAGGACCGTTGTCATCAAATGCTATACTGGCATGGGCAGCAACAATTTCTGTATCTGTCTGACTTATGATTTTACTCATCATGACGTATTCCATATAGCTTGCAATCAGTTCAAAGTTTTCTAATATAAATTCGTTATCAATTATTATATAAGGTTTTTCCAAATTAATTCTCACTTTCTATCTTAGAAAAGTCAACTTCTCTAAGAATTTTCCAAAGTTTGTTTACAACGGGGTTTCGTATAGCTGTCATAGCATATGTATGAGCGTTTTCTGAATGATGATGAGAGTTTTCTTTTAAATAATCTTCAGCAGATTGTCTGGTGAGAAACATTAAATTTTCAGTTATAATGTCTACATCTTTATAGTAGACTACATACCAATGATTTTCATAAATGCTTAAAAAATTCATCCAATCTTCTTCATTCTCTAAACATTCATGTTTACTTTTATCATTTAAAAAGTCATTAATATTATCTTTGTCATCTTCATCAGCTTCTAATCCGGGTATTACAGTTATAGTAGAATCGTCATATTCTTTAACATAGATATTTAGTTCATCTTTTATGTAATCTACTACATCTTTTATGCCATACAAAGTCTGTTGATATTCAGGGTTAAATAATGCAGGTTCTGCATCATCTGTATCATCTGATACATTATAGATTCTTTTAGTATCTATAATACCCCAGTAAACAGGCTGTGCGTTGCCATCATCAGTTTGAGTGTTTAACTCTTTTTGTAAATCAATTAAAAACTCAATTTCTGATTTGGTTATGTTATGCTTATCTGTTGTATCCGGATGTCGTTTATGTTCAAATAATTTCATAATTGTTTCTTTCTTTTAATAATATATTAAACACCATTCACTTTCACCATATTTGGTTACGTTTTCATCATTATTCCAAATACTTCTGAAAAACTTAAACCCATTAAGTCCTCCTTTCAGATTCTCTTTCTGTATAATTGTTTTCGTCAATTATAGTATAACCATTTTGGTTACAAAAGTCCTTTAAATAACTATCTATATAATCATTAAATTTGGATTTAGCTGTTTCAAAACTTTTCTTAGACTGTCTTGCAACAGGCAAAACACAAGTTTTCGCTCCTGAAAAGCCTGTGTATGTTACGAAATGTCCGTTTCTGGTTTGTGGCGTAATTGAGAAGTAGTAACCTCTTTCTTCAGGTCTTGATGTAAAATAATTCATGCCGCCTTTATTATAATATACACTAACCTTTATCTCATTTACTGAGCTGGTTTCATGCTTTGCTGCATAGGTTCTCTCAATCTGGTTTATCATTTTATTTCTCCTTATTTATTAAATTACAGTAAAACTCTGCAAGTTCGTTTAGAGTACCTGTTTCAAAAAATGTTTCATCATCGGTTAGATGATAAAGCTTTTCATGACTGTTTTTAAACAATCTTATAAGTTTAGTATTTAATGCAAAACCTACATATGGCTCATTTTTAGAGAGAGCACGGTCGATATTGCTTTTAAAACTATTTAATACAATATCATTTAAGTTTGTGATATTCATATATGTCCTTTCATGTTTTTATATTGTCACCCGACAGATATAAAAATATATTTATTAAAAAAAAATCAAATCCTGTATTACTACAGGATTTAAAATTTTTAAGCTTTTTCGGTTACAGTTGCCGGAGCAGGGACTTCGTCAGGCTTCCAGCTAGGATTTACACCTTCAAAGTCAGCAAGCCACTTATTTGCAAGCTCTAACATAGCCTTTGCTGTCTTGTAAGAGTTTGTTACTTTTAGGTCCTGACCCATTTCTCTAATAGCCTTAAAGTCATCTTTTGCACAGAAGATGCTTGCGTATGTCTTTTTACTTAACGGTTTCATAAATACCTCCAAATAATTTATAATTAATTTCTAACTTTACTCTCGTAGCGAGTGTATGCGAGCTTTTAAAAAATTTTATGCTGATGTTTTATACATCAGCATAGTCATCATCCTCTAAGTTATCTATTACAAATATTATGTAGACGATAGATGGAAATAAAAATGGCACTACAGACATTAACGTATTTCTAAAGCCATTCTCAAAATCATTTTCAGCCAAATATAAAAAGCAGAAAAATATCGTAACACCTGCAATTATACTTAACATAGCTCTAATGTCGTCATGAATTCTACATTTAAGAGTGTGTTTGTTTATATATTTTTCCGACCATATGAGCCTGCTGGGTAGTGACCAGTGATTTATAAATTTAAGTATGTGATATAAAATGGCCATAAATAACCAGTATAATGCTTTACCAACACTCATAAGCCTTACAATTAAATTTGCATTCATGATTTTTCCTCCAAACTAAATTATTTAATTTTTCTGTTTTTACACCCGAATTGCTTTAGGCATATCTTTTATTATTTGCTTTTTGTGATATGATATATAGAGAAACTGATATGATATTATTATGAAAGGACTTAAATTTATGAGTAAACAATTAAAACCTGTAATTGATTCAGTAGAAACTGCTAATGTAAATTCATTAAATAAGCTGCCTAATAGCTTAGAAGATGAGAAATCTAAGGATGTTTTACCTAAAAACATGAAAGATTTAAAAGACTTAAACGCCAGAGAATTAAAAGCTGAATTTAATAAGACATTAGATTCTCCTGTTGGTAAAGTTGCGAGTGTTATGAATCCTATTGGGTATGCTATGACTAAAACAGCAGGAGATGTGGCATTTAAAGGATTAGAAGAGAGTGATAAGCATTTAGCAAAAAATGAAGCAGCAATTCAGAAGCGTATTCAAAGTGGTAAAGAATTAATTGCCCTTGATGACGCAAAAAAGCCTGATAACAAAAAGACTAATAATAGTCACAGTAGAGCTGAGCAGGCTGAGGCTAAGTTTGGAGATATTATGAATAAATCTGATTCTATGAATAAAGGAATTGAATTATGATAGGCACAAATTTTCCAAATAATTCAGATACAAGATATATATTAGAGTCTAAGGACTTATGGAAGCAAGATATTTGGAAAGTGCAACCAAGCAAAGCTATTGCTTTATCACTTGATAAGGATGTTAAGTTACAGCTTGATGCTGATAAGATTGCTAAATTATCACATAAAGATGTATCACCTGAATTAGAAAATATAGATATCAATATTAAGTCATTTGCTAAAGACCGTATTACATTTAATAATCCAAATGTGATAGATGCATTAGGCGAAGCCTTGCCTGATACAAAAATGAATTACAAATGGTCAAGTAAAGATGGTATGATTGAGGGCAGAACACACTTATTAGGCTCTGATGTAATAAACTCTGTTGACTGGATTGTAGATAAAAACGGTATAAGACATGAATCAGAAACATCAAGAGAAGATACGGCTTATCAACCAAAGGAAGTAAAGATACAAGTTGATAAGTCTCAAATATTGTTTTGCTCAGATGATACTGCACAGCTTAGTTTGCCGGGTTTTGGTGATTTTTCTCAAACTAAAATGTCTTTATCAAAAGATAGATTTTCAGAATCATTAAATAATAAGTATGATGTGAATTTAGGTTCACCTGATACAAAACATGTTGTTGGGTTAAATAGTAAGAAAGCATTTAGGATTGAGGTTTTAGATGCAAAAGATATTGCTATTAATTATAGTGAGGAACAACGTAAAGCACATATAATATTACATGAAATGCTACCTGATATCATGAAGTCACATGAAAATTCAGGGCCGGATATCATATAGAATTATGTTGATAAATGAATAATATTATGATACACTGTATATATAATATATACAGTGTATTTTTAATTAATATAGAAAGGTTTTTATTATGGGATTGACATCAAGTTTTTTATTAGCACCGAAAGGGTTACATAGATTTTTAAAATGTGCTGTAAATGATGATTTTATGTATGAAATAGATGGCAATGTGTTAAGTCTTGCGAAGACTTTTTACGATGGTGATTTGGATATGCATTTTCCATCATTTGTGATTAAAATAAATATAGATGAGTTATTAAATAATGATTTATCAAATGCATATGTTGATAATAAATATATTAATAGACTGACATTAAATAGGTGTAATGAAATAAGAGACATATTAGTCAGATTACAAACATATTTGTAATGATATATCTTTTATTTTTTTAATAATATGTTAGAGTTATATTGAGAAAAATAATAAGAAAGGAAGAAAAGATAATGTCAACCCAGACAGATGTTTTAAAAGATAATACACAAAACATTCAACCAGTGGGTGGGATTGGTAATTTTTCAGACTTTGACAAAGAACTTGATGAAAAATCTAAAGAAAATAAAGCATTGTCTGAGTTTTTATCAAGAAGTCCTGAAAAAAACATTGAGCTCTTAAATAAAGAGAGTAAGTCTACAGGTATATATGGTTATGCATATGTCACAGGTGGTGAGCCTATGAGAGATATACCCGGAATGAATCAGATATCGTTTCAAATTCCAAATGACCCTCATAATGGTAAATATGTTGGGTACGAATCATATGAGGATACATATAAAAGAGCAAAATCAGAATATGAAAGTGCCATCATTAATAATAAATCAGATTCCGATACCATTCAAAAGTATCAGGATGCTACAAGGGTATATGATTCTAAAAAGATAGAATACGAGAATTATTTATATCAGCATCCGGATTGTCCTGACTATTTGTCGAATAAAAATAATCCTGCAAAAGCTTTTGCTGATTATGTGCAGCCAAAAGAGGCAAGGGATGCTCTTGATGCAAAAGAGGCTTCTGAAGTAAATAAAGATGTATCCATAAAAGAAATAGAATCAAAGATGCAAAACAGTGATACATTTAAAGTCACAACTGCAAGTGAATATGAATCACATGTATCCGAGAAACCTGATGAATATGTTGTACAGATGACAGGCACATTATCAAGCGAAACGATTGATGGTATGTCTAAGTATGCCAAAGCTAAAAATCTTTATTTACCTGAGATTACAGCCGATAGGTACAGTGATGAGTATGGTTCACAAATTCTTGCTCAAATGAAAGAGATAGATAAGTCTTTATCTAAATCAAATCCTGAATATATTTCTGTATTACCTGAGAATACAAGATATTATAAAGACGGTGAAAATCCGAGAGCAATTCCCGGAATGACAATGCTTGTCGGTAAAATAGAGGGTGCTCCGGGTTATTATGTTGGATACGAATCATATGATAAGACATATTCAAGAAGTATGGCTGAATATGATAAAGAATCAAAATCTGCATCAGATGCTTATACAAATGATAATGATTTGAATAAGTTTAATTTAAAAACAGAAGAGTTAAATAATAAGTATCTTGATATCAATGCAACATATGATATGCAAAAAGAGCAGTATGATACTTATAAAAAAGAAAATCCGGGAAATAATTATTTATCAGCGTCTGATGCTGTTGAGGCTTTTGATAAATATGATAATACATCGCCGTTTATAAAAAAATTTCAAAATGGATTTAGTGATGCATGGACTAAAATACAAGACTTACTTAAGAATCTTGGTGATACAATGCGTATGTATAAATTACAAAGTCTTGGTGTTGATACTAGAGCAATTTATACAGAAGAACAGGCTCTTAAACAATCAAGTGCATATTGGGAAAAAAGAGCAGAATTAAATCCTGATGAAATAGATACAAAGGTTAAATCAGATAGATTAAAAACTGAGGCATCTAAATCAGGGATTGAATCGTCAAGCTATAAGGATGTTCTTGCGGGTATCGAAGTTGATTCTGATTATGAATATAAGACTTTATCAAATGTATCTGATGATAAAGCAAATGCTAAATCAAAAGAGAGACTTTTAACAGGCAATGATATGCTTGATACTTTATCGTATGGCAATCCTGATTCTTCTATTAATAAGCTTGTCAGTCAATTACCTGATGATAGAGTTTCTAATACCACAGTTGCAAGCTATAGTATTAAGCCTGAAGCAAAAGTTATTGATATTCAAGCGGATAAAGAGCTTGATAATAACAAATCACAGTCTGTTAGAAGATTGCCGGGTCAGAGTCTTGAAGATGCAATGGCTGCGTCAAATCCAAATAAAGATAATACAGATAATATGAGAAGTTCTCGTAGAGCAGGGATAGAAGCTCTTGAAGAGAGATTAAAATCAGCATCAGATATGCAGGCTGATTTGTCCAAATAAGTTTAGAAAAGGAATTATAATATGATTAGATTTGATATAGAGGCGGATGATAATATACAGGTTCCTGTATATCAGCCACCGATTCATAAAGACGCTGCACCAAAAGATAAACAGTCTGTAAAGTCTTTAGAAGAGCAGACAAAAGCTCAAATTGCAAATCAGCAAAGAGTGTTGTCACCTATTCAGCATGCTCCTGTTGAATCAAAGCCTAAGTCAGGTTCAGGATTTTTTGATAAGTTATCAAATGCCATTGCCGGTAGAGGTTTTGACTCTAACGAAGATGTAGATAAATATAAAAGAATTGCCAGATATTACAATAGAGAACATCATAAGAACTTATATAGAGGTTATGAGTTATCTATCAGAGATATGAGTGGCAATTCTGATGATGGAATATTAATTAAAAAGATTGATAGAGCTGAAATACAGGATGTAAAGCTTGTGGCAAAAAATCCAAATTATATGCTTCTTGGACATACACCAAATCAGGAAGCATGGGATGCCTATCTTGGGCAAAGTCCGAATAGAGTTACAAGAAGTCGTGATGGTGAAATTACACAGCATGATGAAGCAGGTCTTGATAAGGTTGGTGTCGATAGACGTAGATATGGTCCAAAGTATCATGTGATTGGGACCGTAGATATATCAACTCTTCCAAGAGAAGAAGATGTTTATGGTAAATAATAAGCATTTAACAAAAGTCGTGGTATGAAAACCACGACTTTTGCATTGATAAATCAGCAGAAATCAGTTATAATCATTATAATTAAACATAAGAAAGGGGCAAGAATGTTTTTTTATAAGACTTTAAAAAGAAAAATATTATTATTATGTTTAATGATATTTTTATGTACATCAGGTTTTAGTATGAACGTTTATGCAAGCCAAACTGATAGCGGTGTATCTGAGGCTGACTTAATCGGATTATCATTTTATAATGCATCTACGGCATTAACATCATATGTAAATTATGTATTAGGACCAAATGCCAATGATTTACATAATAATCATAAATTAGAGCCTACAGTAACAGCCGGAAATGCAGGTGCTTATATTGGGTATGGTGACGAAAAAAACGGATTTTACAGTTATATAACATCAAGTTTATCATATGGTGCATCTACATCATCATATAATGCATGGCTTAATATTATAGATGGAGCAGATGCGAATGATGCCTATGTTTATGCCAGATACGGTCGAGTGCTAAATGATGCAGGTCTTGATGTAACAGGTTCAAAAGCAGGTGGAGCTACTATTAGAAACTTATTTGGAATTGTTATGATAGCAGTATATGCTTTATCTGAATTAATTCCTATATTGTTTTCTTGGTCTTTTAAGCTATTAAACTGGTTGAATCCTTTTTCATTACTTTCTAATACAACATCTATGAGTAATTGGAATTTATATCCGGCTCCACAGGGGTTAATTGCAAGTACAGGACATAATCTTGTTGTATTTGTCAGCGGCCTATATGACCAAATGCAAAATATAGCTTGGACTGCATTAGTTCCATTATTTTTTGCAGTATTGATTTTTGAATTATTATTGCTAAAAAATATAGACAAAGGTCCTAAAATCATTACTTTTATTAAAAGACTTGTTTTTATAGCTATAGGTGTGCCGATTTGTGCAGGTTTATATACAGCTGTTTTAAATAATTTATCAGATTTAACAAGTACCAAAACAGCAGGTTCTCAAATGATAGTAGCAAGTTTTATTGATTTTGAAGACTGGGTTCAAAATGCTGCTTTAGCTCCTGATGTTGCAGGTACAACTAATGTTTTAATAGAATCAATACCAAGTGAGATGAATGATACAGCATCAGGCGGTGTTTCTATTAATAATCAAGGTGGTTCAGCTTCACCAAGAATGTTAAGACAGTTAAGACATTCTGTATTTTATTTAAATAAATCACTTGATACATCTTTTAATAATCTTGGTGACTTAGTCGGTTCTGATACAGAACAGGCTGTCGTAGGTGGTATTTGGAATAAAAACACGGGTGGTACAGGTTTTGGTGGAACTGTAGCCGGATTATCAAATGCTGATATATCATCTCAAATTCTTAGTATGTTACAACGATATACTGTTGGTTCTTTTTATAGAGCAGGAGATTATGAGACAACATCAGCAGGTTGGATGACTAAGAATTATAATAACGAGCTTGGTCATACATCAGCTGTTAAAACAGCATTATCTAATCAGGGTACGATATATGATATGTATAATCAGACAGATTCACCTGAAGATTGGCTTGATAGATATCAGGCAGCAAATACTAAGATATTTGCCGGACAATCTGATTCAGATGCTATAAAATGGGGTTCAAAGCCTTGGAATATATTTGCTTATGGAACATTATATGCAGACGGTGATACAGGAACTTTAAATACAGCAAATTCGAGTTTAGTTTTTCATGGTGCAAATCCGGGTTTATCTAAATTGGCTATGTATAATTATTTATCAACAAGTTTTGATAAAAGTTCGATTGTGACTTATTCACCGAAAACAAGCTCATCAGAAAATACAAAGCAACAGCATTATTCTGTAAATTTAATTGGTTCAGGTGTGATGAGATACGCTTATGGTTTTAATCTTGTTATTGTTTTAGGCGTTTTAACATTAATAGGCTTTACTTATTCTATTGGTATGACGATTAAAAATATTAAAACAGGCATACAAGTGCTGACTGCTATTCCCGGTGCAAGTATGGGTGTATTAAAATCCATAGTACAGGTGTGTGTTTATACGATTACAATGATTGCAGAAATCATTGGTGCGGGTTTTTTATATGTATTCATATCCGAGATGTTTGTTGTAATAGGTATGGCTGTTGAAAATGCAGTTAGTTTTTTATCGTTTGGAAGTATTAATATCGGTGGATTATTCGCAAATATAAGTGTACTTGACACAACAGCATCTGTTGCGATAATGATATTTATACAGAGCTTATTGGTATTGCTTGTTGGTATAACCATGCATAATTATAATAGAGCATATGCTTATGCTTGGTATAAAATAAGAGTGTTTATTTATAATCTTGTTAGTTTCAAAGAAATGCAACCAGTAGTTGTTAATACAGTTATTAATGATAAATATTATTACTTTATAGATGATATTTATCATAGCATTTTTGAATTTATATCTGAAATTAAGTTTATATTAGTTCATTCAAATCATATAAAGAAAGAGAGGGTGCTTTATGCAAGATAAAGATTTAAATAATTTAAATTCACAAAAGCCTGAACCACCGATGGATAATAAATCAAATGGTATTCGTAGAACAAAACCACAATCAGCAGGTAATAAAAATCCTGTTGGTACTGGTGATGGTTCAGAGATATTTGATGTAAATCCTGATACAAATCAAAGTCCTGATGGTTTATCAGATGGTGGAGAAACACCACCATCTGATAATATTACACCACCTGAAAATAAGATTAATCCGTTAGATGAGATTAAGAAAGCTGCTAAAGGTGCAGGAGATACGGTAAGTGACCTTGCAAACGGTGGTGCTACAGATATTATGAATAATGCTATGACAGGTATTAAGACAGCAGGTCTTAATATTACATCAAAATTTACAGGTGTGATAACAAAAACATCTGTTTTGCTTGGTGTATCTAAGCCTGTTGCGAGTGGGTTATTAGCATTAATGATTGGTCTTGGTGGTGGTGGAGCAGGTCTTTTATGGTCTAATTATAACTACGAACAGAAGATGATGGCTCAGGATGTAATTATAGCTGATGATTGTGCAACGGATATTAAGAAAATGAATTCTCAGCTTGCAGATATGACAGTTGCTGATGCAAGTTCCGAAGCAAAAAAAGTCGCCGGTAAAATTTGGGTTTTATTTAAGGCTTTAGGTGCAACAGATGAGCAGGCTGCCGGTTTTTTAGGTAATTTGCATAGAGAATCTGAAATGGACCCAACTTGTATTGAGACTATATATACTGAGCCTTTTGTATTAGGCCCAAGGAAAACAGCAGCACTTGCTGATTACGGTTCATTTACTGAAAATGTGGTATTTCCTGCATATGCAAGACAAAATATAAGCTTAAATAAAGCCTTTTATCGTACTTCAAGAAAGTTCGGAGCAGCTGCCGGATTAGGTTTATATCAGGCAACAGGAATGGAGCTTGATGTGCTTGATAATACAGCTCAATCAATCGGTAAAGATAAAACAAGTGTTGAAGCCCAAATGGTTACAGCATTAACTACACATCAAAGTTCAGGTTGGCTTAAATCATGGTTTGGACAATCTATGTCAGTTGCAGATGCAACAAGACAGGTTTGTAAAAGCTTTTTGCAAGATAATCCTGATAATAGCACTATTAATTTACCGGCTAGAGTACAGTATGCCCAGCAATGGTATGATATGTTTAAGGGTAAATCGGATTCTGATATTGCAACCTTAGTTGGAGACTCTACAATTAATGGTTGGAGTGCTACGGTTATGAGTTTAGCTCAAGTAACAGGTTCCAGTGCTTTATCAGGTTCTATTGCAAGTGCAAGTGCTGATTGTAAAGATGCAAAAGATGATGAAGCTAATTATAGCAATGGTGATTTGGCAAAAGCGGCTGTAGCATATGCTTGGGAAACAACTGATATGGGTAAAGGCAATAAAGGAACTCAGCTTTATGTTGGAGTACATGATAGTGTGTTTCCGGGTGATGGTATTTATATGTCATGTGACAGAAGTGTTGCAACAGCTGTAAGATGGTCAGGTGCAGACGATAATTACCCTGTAGGTCGTACAGATGACCAAGATATTTATGCTCAGGCTCATCCTGAGTTATGGGAAAATCTTGGGACATATGATGACCTTTATAGGTCTAAAGGTGGTGATGCGGATGCTATGCGTGAGTATTTTAATCAGCATCCGGGTTTAATATTCTTGTCATCAGGACCACGTAGAAGAGCCGGTGGTAAGGCAAGAGTTGGTCATACAGTTATATGGGTGACAAATGATATTATAAGAGAAAAGTATCCTAACTCATCTGCTGAAATGGTATCAGGTTCGTTAAATGACCGTTCACCGGGTTGTGAAATGTTTACGCCTACCGGAAAATATGGTGAGGGTTATTATTTATATGAGTTTAAGGGCCAATATAACGGTAAATATAAAAACGTGGCAGATGGCAAGAATTGGTCCGGTACATCTTAATAGTTGAGGTATTTATTATATGAATACAAAGAAATATAAAATAATAAATATTATAATCATGGTTATTATCATGATTATAATATTATTTGGTGTAGGTCAGTATTATAATATGCAACAAACTGTTAATAAGTTATCAAGTGATTTAAATAACACTAAACTAAATATTGATTTAAACAATCAGGCTAATCAGTCAAATAAATTAGAATCGGATATTGATTATTCTATTTATATTGATTCAGCAAATAAGCTTAATCAGACTTTAGTTGATTACGAGAATAATTTAGCTGATGTGAATTACAAAAAAACTTTGGCAAATTCTTCAGAAGAAGAAGAGAGTTATATAACTGAGTATCTTAATCTATCAAAAAATATTAAAGATTTATTCATAGATGATAATTCAAAGTTTTTAGCAGCAACTTCGTTTTATTTAGGAGCTATGGATAAGGCTAAGTTTACTTGGGATTATACAAAATCTTATGATTTTAACACAAAGACAATACCTGTAATATTATTGTGTTATAGTCATGCAACTGATAATAAAGAATTGGTATCATACGCTATGATGGATTATAGTATTAAAGATGATAAATTTATGAATTTAAAAATTTTTAATACATATTATGGTAATCAATATTTATTAGGCACAGGTGACATAGTAGATAGTGAAGCTTCTCAGGGTGGCTTAACACCTGAAGATAGAGCAATAATTAATAGAGGTCAGGATGTAAATAATATTATTGATTATGTGAATCAATGGCACTTAGACCATCCAAACGGTGTTTCTAATCCTGATTTAGATGCTGCTGTTAAACTTAAACTCAAATGGAACGGATTAGAATGATTTATATAGGTTGTTATATGGATAAGCATATAACAACCTATTGTTTTATATATAAATTAAGCTATACTTATAATTAGATAATTATGAGAAAGGAGTCATAAATGGCAGTATTAGATGAAAAAAATGAATTAAAGCTTGATTTGAGTACAGGCATTGATAAGCTTTTAGAGAATCAAGATAAAGTTTCTGAAGATGAGAAATATAGATTATATGTAAAGTCTCAGTTTGTTGATGGTGAAATCAAAAAAGCTGATTTAGATAAGTATTTGCAAGAAATCAAAGACAATAAATATTCAGGTATTGACGATGCAAATGCTTGGGTGTCATCTACAGTTGCAGGTGGTGAAAATCTTTATAAAACAAAACAATCTGAGAAAACAGTTAATAATGCTCAGACCGAAGCTACAAGAGACAACGAGATTATTAAAGAAAATATAGATACATCTAAAATGGCGAAGCAGCTTGGCATAGATGAAAAAACCATTATAGATGACTTAAACATGACTGAGTTACAAAAACAGCAAAATGTTTATTTAAAAACTGATTTGAGTGACAAAGAGACTATTACAAAAATTGATAATCGCAGATTAGATGATATATCTGATAAAGAGACTCGTGAGATTTTTGACGGTGTTACTATAACCGGCGAAAAAGATAAAATCTCTGTTAAGAGTGATTATCTTGGTGATTTTACATATGACCCAAAACAGTTTGCTTTGGGCTATAAAGAGATATCTGAAAAAGACGGAACAAAATCTAAATTACCTGTCTTAGAGTATATAGCCGGTGATGATGGCGAGGCTTGGTATAATATAGGTAATGATGGTCATACAAGAGGTGGTGTTTCAAGTATTCATATTCCTGACGGTCTTAAAAACATGGATTATATGTTTGCAAATCAGAAACAATTAAAATTCATGCCTGAATTACCTAAAAGTATTACATCAGCTCATTGTTCATTTGCTAATTGTTCAGAAATGCTTTTGCCTCAAAATAATGCTACAGAGCATGGAGAGAATTGGAAACCTCTTGATTGGGCAGTTCATGCCCATTATAGAGTTAAGTTTCCTGAAGGTCTTGAAGATATGTCAGGTATGTTTAAGAATAACACTAAGCTTAAAGCTAATTTTGAGAAGCTTCCTGTTAATCTTAAAAACGGTACTGATGCCTTTAAGGGATGTGAAGAGTTAGGTGGTCGTGAAGAGATTTTTTGGGGACTTATCGGGCAGGATTTAAAAGCTCCTGAGTTTGGAACAGATATTACACCATATTTAACATCACAATATGCAAAAGATATTGTTGGGGATATCTCTAACGAAAAAGTAAAACAGTATAGTGATAATACTGATTTTTATATTAACAAAGACGGAACTGTTAATCAAAAATATAAAGATAAGATAGATGCCGGTGTTAATAACAAAACAATAGATACAACTAAGCTTAATGAAAGTCAGGCTCAGACAGGTTTAGAGCATGCCGAAGATGTTATTTCAGGTAAGACAGCGTCTGAAGTAGAGATTGCATCAAACGGTATGCGTAGCCAGAATAAAGTGTATAACGCTGCTACAAAATCTTTTGAGTATGATGAAACAGGCGAAATAGGTAGTGATAACAAACCAAAAAGCACATTATGGCAAAGAATTGTTATAGATGGTGCAGTCGGTTTGGGAAGTTATGCTGTTGTAAAAGGAATGACTGGTAGTCGTGCTGCTGCTCTTTTAACATCTATAGGTGGTACGGCTTTACTTGATTATACAGATATATTACCTGAGTCATTGTCACCTGTATTTAAAGGTGTGGCAAATATGCTTCCTGCCGGGTCATTTAAAGACAAGCTTACATCACTTGCTGATAAGTTTAGTGATGGTGCTGATAGAACAGTAGATGACCAGAAGAAGTATTTTACAAAAGATAGAGTATCTGAAGCTCATGCTGAAGATAGATTAAAAGATTCTGTAAAAGCTATGAGCACAGCAAGTTATATGGATGCTGATGCAATAAAAACATCTATGCAAAACGGTGGTAAAGCTGCTGCAACATCGGGTGCATTATGGGTTGCTGCTCGTGAGGGAGAAGATGGTAGAATCATTGAATCAGTAAATAAGCGTGTAAATGAGTTTACAACTGAGTCATCTAATGCTTTTGCAGGCTTGTCTGAAAAAGAAAGAAATGTGGCTGCAAAAGATTATTATTCAGCTTTATTTACAGGCTTAAAAGAATATAATGTCGGAGCAACCGAGGGTATTAAGTCTTACTCAAATAATGATACAAAAAGAGATATTTCTCTCGAAGGTCTTAATATGACCAATCGTGCATACGCCGAGGCTGTTATGACTTCTGTATTTGAATATGAAACAAAGCATAATACTAAGTTATTTAAAGATAACGAATTAACAGCATTATCTGACGGTATTACAGGTATTGGTGATTTGAAAGATTATAAAATCAATAAATTTGAATTACAGCGTGAAGATTCAAGTACTAAGTTAATATCTTTAATTGAACTTGATAAAGCTGATTATGAATTAGATACTTATCAGGAGCCTGAAAAGGCTTATCAGTCTCGTGCTGAAAAGCGTGAAGAAATGGATAAGTCATTAACAGTTGATTTATCAAGAAAAAAAGATTATGTATCATCTAAACAAGATGTTTCACAAATCAATCAGACTGACGAACAAAAATCTGTTACGGCAAAACCTGAATCATCAAAGTATGCAAAGATGGCAGAGGATAAATTCGGAGATGTTGTAAAGTCCGATACTAATTCTTTGGAATACAATTAAAAATAAGACAGAGTGTTTTACACTCTGTCTTATTTATTTGCAAGAATAAGGCGTATCAAATTCAGTACAAGACACATAATATTTAAGTTTATACCAAGTTTGTTTTTATTGCTAATTGAAAATACTAATCCTAATGTTGACACAAATATTGCAAGAATTAATACGCTTTGGTGTGACATTGTATTTTAGGTCCTCTCTAATATTTTTATATTTAATATTCATAATATACACTCGAAGTCTTTATTTTAATCATATAGATAATCGTTGATTTATCCACAAAAATGTTATATAATTTATATAGTATTAAATTAAATTCGAAAGGATATTGATATGGCAAGAGCGAAGAAAAACGGGCATACATTAAATTGCATTGTACGAGAGCCTGAATATAAAGGTTTACAAAAATTTAGTGAGGTGACTGGTTTTACAAAAACTAAAATCGTAGAGAAAGCATTAAAGCAATTTATTGAGAATTATGCTTTTACTGATAAAAATGGTAATAAGATTGCCCCAATGGATTTAGAAACATTTTTATCAAGTGATTTAAAGGATATTAGTTAA